CTTTAATGATTCCATCTTCTACTTCTATCTGTAGACGCATAACATCACCACAGGCAGGTGCTCCTACCATTCCTGTTCCTATGTTATCTTTTTTGGGATCAAATGTTCCAACGTTGCGTGGGTTTTCGTAATGGTCCATTACTTTTTCTGAGTATGCCATATTAGTCTCTGTAGTTATACTACACTTATTTATAAGGACAGTTTTAAAAAGTCAAAAAAATAGGCCCCTAAATGGAGCCTATTTTAATTGTTAAAGCAATATTAGCTAAAGCTAACGTTCGCTGAAGTAATAGCAACATTTGCTAAGTAGTCAGCGGCATTACCTAGAGACGATGCTGTGTTTGATAACTCAACATATCCGTATCTAGTCATAAAGCTCACTACTGGCTCAAATGTACCTGGATCCATTACAACACCACTTGACATCAACGGGATGTATGGGCAGTAGAATGCTGGAGCATCTGATTCACTTGAACCTTTGTAACCAACAAGCGCCATAGCGTTATCAGCCGCATATGTATCAACATATACTCTCATTGCGTTGTTTAAAGTACCTACAAACTTAGTGTTTGTTGGTGCTTCAAATGTGCCTTCAGTTGTACGTGCAAATGCACTTGTTGTAGCAGACTGTAGGATTGTTAACGCAAATGGGCTAACAACACAATAGTTACCAGCGCCTCTTCTTGTTCTCTGTGCGATCAAGTTAGCGGCTCTGTTGATTTGAACTGCCAATGCGGCATGTTCGTCACCAACAAATGTTGCTGTACCTGATACACCAGCTTGGTCGTATGTTTGTACGGCCGTACCACTTAGTGAACGTAAAGAAGCAAGTACTTCTTGGTCGATTTCAGCAGTAATCTCTTGTGCAAGAGCTGCCATGATTTCAGCTTCGACATCAATGCCGTGCTGTGCTTGTGCATCCTGAGCTGATTCAAATGTCCAACGAGCACTCAACTTACGAGTTTTCGCTTCAACAGTTTGTTTCAAGATCTGAATACTGAGTTTGTTACCAGCTGTACCTTCAGCTAGTGCTGTTCCTTTTGCTCTACCTGCATCTGAACCAGCCTCATCACCTGAATAACCAAGTGCAATTTTGAATGGGCTTAATGCCTCTTCGCCTGCTGTGGCATCATCTGCGGTATCTGAGTAACGTACTCTTAATGTGTGGATTTGGCCCACGGGTCCTGTCATCGGTTGTACTCCAACAAGTTCATTTGCAATCACTGTTGGCATTACACGTCTGATAACTGGTAGGATAACTCTATTTAGAGTTGCGACATTACCGGCAGTAGTCGAACCAGCGGCTGATGTCTCAGACAAATACTTGCGAGTATTTTCTAAGGTAGTACCCATTACAGATTTCTTAGTTCCTGAAAGGCCTTCCATCAATGCTGTTTTCGTCTCTTGCCAGCGACTTTCTAGTAGTTCTGACATAATTATCTCCTTAATTTAATCCAGCTAAACGACGGATGTCGACGACATTCTCGTTTTGCTTTTGTCTACTAACGTTAGTTTCTTCTTTATTGCCTGTAATTTCTTTGCCTTCTACAATAACTGCCTTCTTCTTCGCTGGACTATTACCCTCAATTACTGTTGGTAGGTACTTGTTAAACGACTTTTCTAATTTTGAAGTTTGAACAGATTCCAGTAAGTCTGACATTATCTCACGTTGATCGTTACCTAATGGTGCAATCAAATCGTTCATAATTTTCGAACGTTGAACTGACTCGTTAATCTTTTTAATTTCAGCATCTTTAGCTTCTGTTAAAGTTGTAGTCTTATCAACAATGTTCTTTGCTTCTGCTAATTGACGATTTTTAGTATCGACAACTTTTAGAAGTTTTGCTGTTTCACTTTTTTCATTTAAGTAGCTATTAGCATACTCGGATGCAAAAGATTCAAACAACTTACGACCGAAGTCATTTTGTCTTGCAGTTTCAATATCTTCTTTAAGTGAAGTAATTTCTTTATTCAAGTTCTTACTTACCATTTCTGATACTTTAACTGCACTCTTTTCAATGAAGTTCTTTTTAACTTTATTGAAGTGTGTCTTAGCTTCACGTACTAAACGTACTTTTGTTTCAGCCAAGTCTTGTTTATCCTCGTAAAATTCTGCAATTTCCTTAGATAGGGCTTCTACAACGAATTCTTCAAGCTGGCCAAACTTAGTTGACATTACTTTTTGATCTTCGTGTAATTCAGAAACTTCTTTACCTAACTGTTGCATTACAAAACTTTTTAATAGGTTTGCGTTTTCACGCATTGCTACTGCATATTTTGCTTTAGCTTCAGCTAGTTGTTTGCGGTCATCTGCAAACTCAGAAATTTCTGCTTGAAGTCGATCTGAAACTAGAGTGTCGACAGCTTCTACCATCTGACTCTTGTCATGCTCGTACTTAGATGCAAATTCTTCACGAAGTTCAGCAGTTACCTGCATCTTATTCGCTTTAATTTTGCTTTCCCAAGCTTCTTCAATTTGAGCCCTGATATCTTCAGAAACTACATCGTTTTCAAAGAGTGTTTTCAGTGCATCTATCATACTATTCTCCTAGTTTACTGGAGTTTGCTGATTATATTAATCAGCGATTCCTTAAGATACTTTTGTGCCTTTGGATCGTGTCTTGTTGCCTGTGCTAATTCATATGCCTTGTGCCCGCCTCGAGCATTCATTAAGTGTTCGTAAATTGCTGTCGGATATGCTCCTGGCGCACTTGGCTGTGCCACAACGTCCACTGTTATGATTTCAAAATCCGATACATCACCGGAGTCTGTTACTTCACCAGAGCCCCTACTGGAAACACCAAGTTTAACGCCGCTATTAAGCATTGTTTCAACTAGTTTTCCCATAGGAGTTGGTAATATCTTTAACTTCCCATAACCGTTAGCGTCTTCCATCCACATTTCTGTAATCATGTGAGACACGCGGTCTAAGTTAATGTTAAGGCCTTCTGGATGATCTACTTCCCCGAGTACACTGTATCCTCCTGTAACTTGATCGTTAAGAGTTTTGACAGCCCTACCAATTTCATTAACAGGGTACACACGCTGATTAGCATTGCGTACTCCGCCTTGTATACAAATACCTTTCATAAAAAGGTCTTTGCCATCATTAGCAGTTTCTACGACGATCTTCGCCTGGTCGAATGTCAAGTTCTCACGTAAGTTTAGCATCTAGTCTTCCTTATTTGCCTACAATAGATTTCTTATTGTCAGCTGTTTCGCCTGCGCCTTTTTTCTCAGCACCGTGGCCTTTTGACATTGGTTTCATTGCTTTCCCTGCTTTACCGCCTGGAACGTTTATGTTGCCCATGTTGTCTACTTTAGGACTATTACCAGCTAAACCGCCAGCTGTCCCACCTGGACCAGCTTCGCCACCTGCAACTATATTTGCTGTTGTGCCGTCGCCCATTTTGTTAGCACTTGCTACTGGACTTTTTGCATTTGCGCCGTTATCGCCGCCAATTTTTTGTGCATCTAATCCACCACCACTTACTTTTTCAACATACTCACGCATTTGTTCTGCTTCTGATTTATCACCGGACTCGTCAACTTCATCAGTTGCTTCGTCTACTTCTTCGTCAGTAGCTTCTTCCATGCCAAGATTGACACTCTCTTCTTCTGGAGCATCTTCTTCTTCCTCGTCGCCGTCATCGCCGTCTTCGGAATCTTTATCGTCATCTGTGTCCATGGAGTCTCCGCCCATTTCTGCATCAAATGCCGCTTTTAATTTTTCTACTTCGTCTTGCAAATCACTGATGTCGTCAGCCATGTCTTCTGGTGAACCTGCTTCACCTTCGTCGTCCATGCCCATTGGATCTTCTTCGCCTGCGTCAGCACCAATATCCATTGCCATGTCAGCTGATGAATCCATATCCATTGGATCTGCTTCAACTTCAAATTCGTCTAAATCAAAGTTTTCATCTAAGTCTTCATCTGACTCATCTACTTCTTCGTCTTTAGTTTCGTCGACTTCTTCACTTGATTCGTCAACTTCTTCGTCAGTTGCTTCGTCTACTTCTTCGTCAGTAGCTTCATCTACTTCTTCGTCGTTAGCTTCGTCAACTTCTAGATCATCTTCTAAAAGATTCTCATAAATGTCTCTGGATTTTTCAACAACTATTTCGTGAAATAGTTCTTCCGCACCAGCACGGTCTTCGTTAACTAATTTTTCGAGCATTTCCTCGAACTTGTTACGATCTGCCATTTTCTTTCTCCTAATGAAATGTTTATGTACCTAAGGTTAGGCTGTCAGTTGTATTTACTCAATGTATGAAATATGGGTGTATAATAGGCTCAAAATGAGTCATTTTGAGATATGATGCTGTATATTGAAGGATTTAGCAAAATCTTCAATGGTTACATGGCTTAAATTTGCAAAGTTATCAAAAGGTTCTGGAATATACGAGTCCTTATTCTCTAACACTCTTATATATCTCTTTTGCGGAGATTTCTGTATTACATTGCATGTTTGACGCAACCAATTACCATAATATGTTGCTCCGTCTTCAGATCTTTTATAATTTGCAGTACTTGAGTATATATTGTTTACTCTTTTATGCTCCGGACCTATTCCTTTGTAGTCAAAACCTAATATATATACTACTGAATGATCATGCGTTGCCGCAAGATGTAACGCTGTTGGTCCGCTACTCCATCCTAAACTAGGATTAAAATAATTAAAACTAGTATAAGGTTCAAATGCTTTATTATAGTTTGTCCAAACTTGATTAGACATATGATATCGACTCATGTTAATTTCATGAATCATCTTAATATCTACAGCTACTAGATAATCAACAGATGTTTCTCTATATACTGCATTGCATGCATATAAAGTTCCGTATTTTTTTAATGGTTCTATTGGTATTGATTGACGACTAGTACCGTTACCTAGTACAAAAGCTATACTCAATTATCATACTCCGCCGGCCTCTGCATTGGCCGCATTACCATACATTTGTCTAACAAAGTGAAGTTCTTTCTCTGTTTCTTCTGTATGTAGCTCTGCGGCTTTCCTTGCTCGATTGATCTGGCGAAGTGTTAGTTTAGTTTTTCGTGTATCATCTAAGTCTACAGGAGACTGATCTAAGTCAGCATCATAACGTTTGTCATCAACTGGGTCTAAAGTTTCTTTATCAAAATAAAATAATTCACGTAGTATCATATTACTATTTATACAGTTACGTCAGTATTACCTTCAGCGCCTGCATCTCCTCCAGTTGGTACTTCTGCACCGGCATCATCCATACCGCCTTCAATAGGTGCTTCATCAGTTGGTGCTTCATCTTCCATACCGCCTATGTCTCCAGCAATACCAGCACCGCTTATTCCAGCAGTTCTCATTTCGCCTTCAGCATCTGCCGGCAATGGATCTAAATTTTCGTCATTTTCTTCTCGCCATAAGCGTTCATTTTCTGCAACTTCTTCTGCTGACATTCCTAAGAAGCGTTGCATTGCAAAACGATTTGAAATATAAGGTATAGCACTCATTTGTGTAAATGTTGGAATACGTGCATTGTCAATTTCTGATTGTCTATAGCTTGCAAAGTTTTGTGGTGGCTGGAATCTTAGATCAAACATTGCTGTGTCAATGTTAATGCCCTTTTCCAATACATACCGTTTAAATTCTTGATTTAACTCTTCAACAATTAAGTTTTGTAGTCTTTCACAGTATGTATTAAATCTTAATTCTTGAATATATGCTGTTCCAACTCGGCCATCATTATATTGTGCGGCTGAATCATCTGCACCAGTAGGTAGATAACTTGAAGGAATACGCAATCCACGAACTAACTTGTTAGTAAAATATCTAAGATCATCAATCTCTCCTAGATTAGTACCACCCGGTAGTGTTTCAACTTTAGATCCGCGTCCTTCAGCAGTTTGTGGAAAGAAATAATCTTCGTTAATTGATAAAGGATTATAACTACTGTCTATAACATTAGTTCCTCCGCCTGTACTACTTGGGATTCTGCGTTGGTGAATCTCAGTTTTTACACGCTCAACAAATTGCATCGCTAAGTGCGACGGCATATTGCCGACATCTACATAGAACACCCTGCGTTCTGGAGCACGTTGTACTCTGTAGATGATAATAGCATCCTCTAATAATTCTTTTTGCTTGTATACTTTAAATACAGTTTCTAATAGACTATTACCAAAAGGATAGTTTTGATCTAATCCTTCTGATAAACTTAAATGTACAATATTGTCTGCATCGACAGAAATTTCTCCATCTTCAGTACTAAATCTTGATCCTGATTGCTGTGGAGCATTTCCTACCATACCTCTAACACCGCCTGCTGGCTGATAAGTTCCGCCACCGCCGTTAATGTTCCCACTTGTTACATGAGGAGTAGTAGCTACCATATCTTTAAAATTTAAATTAAAGTTTTTAATAACATACTGCTCAGGAGTTTTTCCTTCGCTTTCGTTTACAATAATTCTATTAACGTTTGCACCGTCTACATGATATAGTTTTTTAGTTTCAGGATCTCTAATAAAAAATTGATCTCCATATTTAAAACAATTTCGTAGTATTCTAAACATACGTGTTTCAAATTTTTGTAGTTTGCACCATTGCTGTAAGTATTGTTGTATAATTGTTGTTTCTGTATTTGTAGATTTCTTTTTAAAGTCTACAGTAAACGGAGTTCTATTGTGAGAGTTTTGCTGTGAACAAAACTCTGCTAAGATATCTAAAGCCGCATTAACTTCTGAATCCATATCCATAGTATTGTATTGTCCGTAACGCTCAACTCTATTAGGACTACCTACATATACATCTGGTAAGTATGAGCTATATTTCGAATGTGCCGGTCCAGGATTACCTCCACCTTTGCCGCCTCCCAAAGGCGAATAGCTTCCGCCCATGTTATCCCCTGTTTTAACAGGTGTAAAATATTTTTTCCAACTCATACCTTTTTCCTAATTGTAGTCACCTTTGAGATCTCTGTAACCTTGTTTGTTAATTAAGTTACCTAAGCGTAACACTTCTAAGATACTTTGATTAGTAGTATTTAACATCGTAAGCTGATCTGAGCTACCTGATCCGGATCCGCCCATGTTAGGTAATTTAGTATTACCGGCATTTTCGCCTTTATAAAAAGGTAACCAACTATTATCTTTAGTTAATTCATCATTAATTGTTCCAAGAGCAGTGCCCAAACGTTCCATTTGCTTTGCGTATTCTTTTAATCCACTAGCATCTAAATCATCACCAAATTTTGATAAACTTTCTAGTGCAGTGCCACTTAGTTTTACATTAGTAATAGCATTTGCATCAATGCCTTTAAACTTGTTTAATCCATCAACAATTTTATCAAAGGGAGAATCAGCACCAAAGAAACTAGTAATACTATCTAGCACTCCGCCGGCAGTAAGTGAAATTAATGCAGGTCCTAGTAATCCTAATGATGTAGAAATTTCTGCAAAGTTTGTCGCGCCTTTCATGTTAGCCATTTTTTCAACACCTGCGGCAATCTTTTCAACGCCGTCTCCTGCTAAGTCAATGCCTTTTCCTGCAAGTGTTATTGCGGCGCCAGTACCAATAAGCATAGCCGTAAATACTGCGGCACCAATTGCTACTGGTCCGTTTGCAAACATTTTTAATATTGATGTAAATGCTTTAAATCCTAAATACACAACACCGCCTGTCGCAAGCATTGCGCCTAACCCGGCCAATCCGGCACTTATTGTTGCTCCTCCGATAATTTTAAGTATATCGCCAAGTGCAGTAAACCCGTTGTCAGCTTCTAAATCTGCACCATTTCCTCCACCGCCCGGTGGACCTTCTTGTGTTTTCTTTTTACCAAATATAGCATCCAGTGCCATTTGTTTTAGTCCGCTAAGTGCCGAACTAATATGAGGTTTCATTAATTCGCCCAATTTTGATAGGCCATCTTTTAGATATGTGCCCACTGTTTCCATAAGATTGCCATTTTCAAATGCTGTAATAAGACCTTTTAGCTTTTCAGCAAACGTATCAACATAACCTTTCATTACTTCCATATCAACATTAGCTATAGCATCTCCTAGCGTTGTAAGGGCTGTTTCAACTGTAGTAAACACACCTGATTCTATTAATGCATCTGTTATTTTATTTTTAATTTTTTGTACTTCTGTACTAAACGCTGTTAGTTTATCTCTTCTTTCTTTAGCCGCCGCTTCATCTAACACTTTCTGAGCCGCATCTTTCTTTTCTTGCTCAGTCATAGTTTTAGCTTTTAATGTTACTGAGTTACCTATCTCTGTCATTGCACCAGAAAATTCATTACCCGCTTTTGCAGAAATTGCATATGCTTTCTTTTGTTCAGCCGGCATTTTATTATATTCTTCTTGAGCCTTAACCATAGCCGCATCAAATTCTGCTCGTGTTACAGTTCCTTTCTTTAGTCCTTCAACCATTGTACCAAGTTGTGGATTTAGATTTAATAAGGCTTTACCCATTGCAGTAGTAGGCGCACCGTTAGTTACTACCATTTCAGCAACTGCGTCACCTATTTGTTTGTTTTTAGCAGTATAAAAAGCAACAGTATCTCGTACAGCTTTTTCTTGATCGCCTAATGTTTTTACATACGTTTCAAATGCCGCATCTTGTGATCTAGCATCCATTTGATCAGCAAGTTCTCTTCTTGACTTACCTGTTAATTTAGATAGTCTATCAAGTTCTAAAATATAAGCCTTTGCACCATTAGTTTGTTGATTTGCGGTCATCTGCTGGAATCTAGCACCTCTAGCTTGAATTTTCATATAGTCAACAGTAAATTCTCCTACTTCTGACATAGTTAAACCTAAGCTAGTAAATTGATTAGAACTTTTAGCTAGTGTAGCTTGTAATTTAGCAAACTGTCTAACACCATCTCCGCCGTTTAAATTTAAACTTGCAAAAACTTCTGAGCTATTAATTACAATGTCTTTAAAACTATCCATATCCATTGCAGTCGAAGCCGCAATTTTTCTAAACTCTTGTAAACCACCGCCAACATCAACACCTACTGCTGATAGTTCTCTAAAGTCTTGAATTTGATTATCTATTGTGGATACTAATAGTTGACCAATAGAAGCTAATGGTCCACCAAAAATAGGTATTGCACTAGCCGCGCCTGCAATATGACTAGTAAAGTCACTGATTTGAGTCCCGCCAGTAAGTAATTCTCCTGCTAATCCTTTAACAGCATTAAATATATGTCCGGCACCGCGAGACATTGCATTTCCAGCTTTGTCAGCAGAATCTTCTAATTCGTCTAATTCTTTAGATGTATGGCCTGATTGTTTAGCTAAATCTAATAAAGAATCTTTAGCTTTACCAGCTCCGCCAGCTCCACCGCCGCCACCTTGCATAGCTTTGAGTAGCTGTTTTAAAGTTGCTTCAGTGGCCGCATTTTCGAGGTTTACTTCCTCTTGACCAATGGTACCTGTGACGTCTGCCATAAATTATAAATCCTATTAAGTACGCATATAAATATAAGAGATACATACTTGTATAATGTATTTATACGGAGAAAAACATGAATGAAAATAATGCGCCAGGAGTAACTGAAATAACTGCTACAGGTGCTAACCCTTTAAAGAAATACTTTAGACAACCTAAATTGTATATTACGTTGCCTAGTAAAGGTAGTTGGTACCGTCAAGGGTCAATTCAAATGACCGAAAATAACGAACTACCAGTCTTTGCAATGACAGCTAAAGATGAATTAACTTTAAAGACTCCAGATGCACTACTTAATGGTGCGGCAACTGTTGAGATTATACAAAGTTGTATACCAAATATTAAAGATGCATGGGCTATGCCTAGTATTGATGTCGATGCATGTTTAATTGCAATACGTATTGCATCTTATGGTGATCAAATGGATCTTACTATTCAGCCTCCAATGGCTAAAGAAGAAAAGATATTTGCATTAGATTTAAAACAATTATTAGAAACTATGGGACAATTTAATTTTATTGAAGATGTTGCTATGTCATCACCTGATTTTCAAGTTAAAGTTAGACCAGTATCTTATAAAGAGTTTACACAAGCACAGTTAACAACATTTGAAGAACAAAGAATGTTTACTATTGTTAATGATGCTGAGATGAATGAAGAAGAAAAGTTAGAAAAGTTTGGAAAAACTTTTAGTAAACTTAGAGATCTTACAGTTGGAATTATTACTGACAGTATTGTATCGATTACTGCCGGCGATGATATAGTAACTAATAGGCAACATATTAATGACTTTATTAGTAATGCTGAAAAGGGTGTGTTTGACGATATTACTAAACATATCGAAATACAAAAAGAAAACTTTGCTGTTAAACCAATGACTGCGGCTTCTGATCCAGAAGATATTGCTAAAGGTGCTCCGGAAACTTACGAAGTACCAATTGTTTTTGATCAAGCAAATTTTTTCGCCTAAGGATCCTTAATTGGTCAATTGACGAGATCCTAAGAGAAGTAGAAGACCTTAAAGGACAAGCTAAAGAATTCCGCCATTCAGTACTAAAATTAATGTGGTATATGCGAGGAAGTATCAGCATGGACGAAGCATTTATGCTTAGTCACGAGGATCGAAGTCTTATTAACGATATTGTTAAAGAAAATTACGAAGATACTAAAAAATCTGGATTGCCGTTAATTTAAATATCAGCTACTGGTATTGGTGGTGCTGGTGCACTTTTTGGTCCTGGTATATAAGATGCATTTAATTTATCTGGTGAACCTACTGGTGGCTTCTTAGTTCCTAGTAGCATTGCTTTTACTTCTGCCGCAACGCCAGCTTTCTTAATTTCATCTGCAAGGCTTGCTAACATTTTTTCACTAGCCTTTATGTTATCCATACCGCTACTATAATTTGCTTTTGATTTTTCATCAGGTGATACTGTTCCATCTTTATTGGCATCTGCATCATCAAATCCGTCGCCATCTGCATCAACTGGTTCGTCTGCTGTAGGCTCGGGTGCTTTTGATTTTGGATCTAGTTCAACTTTATTAGATTGTCCAATAGCTACAATTTGTTCGTCAGCTAATCCGTTATCACTAAGTATGGTCATTACTGCACCAGTATCAGTTGGTTCGCCAGCTTTTTTCCATGCCTTCATTAATTTTTCTTTTGTAACTTTATTAGCAAGTTGCTTACCTGCGTCTTTAACACCTGCTACAGTTTTACCTATACCTTTTTGAGCCGCGGCTCCTACAGCATCAACACCTTTGTTTACAGTTTTAAGTAAACTGCTTCCTGCACCCATTGCGGCTTTACCAATCTTACTACCAATTGAGTTAGGATTGTTTAACGGCAATTCACCTTGCTTAGGCGGTGCTTCGGCAATAAACTGTTCAAACAAATGTGTATATGCTTCTTCGTAATCTATAGATTCTGTATTCTTTACACCTTGTCCACCTTTAAGATTCAGTTCACCTTGTGCTGGTTTAAATTCAGCAGTTGCTAATGCTCCTCCAAGTGCAACTGCCGCCGCACCTTGCATAATTTTTTCAGCCATGTCTTGCTTAAATGTATCGATGCCTGTTTCTAAGTCTGCTGTTTCTTTCCATGTATCAAACATGTCCATCATTCTGTCTTTTTGGTCTTCTGGTAGTGAATCAATGATTGCCCAGAATTCACTGTCCATTGTTTCCGGACCTACAAATACTTTAGACATTGAGTAAACAATATTTCCTTCTGCATCTACACCTTCAACTGAACCTGTAACTAATGCACTCCATGGTTTGTCTGAACCTGGAATTTTAGTTTCAATAGTCTTTTTAAATACTGATCCTGCTTCATACTCGCCTTCAAGACCGTCAATTACTTGTGGTGTACTACCTGCAAAGTCTTTTATTGAAGTGTCAGCGGAAATACTTGTACCCATAAATTGTCGGGTTGAAACTGCTTTTTCCATTTGATAAACTGATTGAAGTTTTTCAACTTGTTCTGGACTTAAATCAAATTCATCACCGAGTTTAGTAATTCCTGTACTTGTTGGTTGTTCACTTGTGTCCATACCAAGTTGGTTCATTTCTTCTTTGCTGTACTCTGCTTTTACAGTTCCTTTAACACCTACATCTCCGTCTGGATCAGCAGTACTTGTTGTGTCAACTGTGTCTTTGCCAGTGCCACCTACATCTTGCTCGGGACCTGAACCGTAGTCGCCTTCATCACCTAACTTATCTGGATCTGCTAAAGTAACGTTTGCGTCACCTGTAATGTTTTGTTTTACAACAACGTCAATACCTTCACCTTCAATATTAAATTTAGTTTGAAGATTGTCAATTGCTTGTTTTACATTTTCACCATCTGGTTCAAGTTCGAATATTTTATCGTTTAATGCTTTTAATTGTTGATCTAATACTTCTTTTGCTTCAGCGTCTAACTCAGGTATCATCTGTACCATTGCTGTACGTGTTTGAATAAGTTCTTTAATTGCTTCAGAATCTAAGTCTTCAATACTGTTTGCACCCATGGCTGTTAGTTGTGTTATATCTATCTCGCCATTAGTAGTCATAAATGTTTGTGTAATCTCTGCTGGGAACATATCTTCTGCTGTTCCTGATATAGCATCGCCTAATGCACCTGCAATAGCACCAATTGCCGCGCCTTTAACACCCTTACCAACTGCTGTAGAAAGTTTATCACCTTTCATAGTGTTGTTTGCCATCTTGATAAAGAAACCAATTGCGGCACCACTAAGTATTCCACCACTTGCAAATGCAAGTAATGATGTCATTGCACCAATAATAAATGCACTCTTAGCAGGACTTTCTTTTGCAAAGTCTCCCCAAGATTCTATTCCTTTAAGAACTTTTTGACCTACTGGATTGCCTTGTAGTTGTTTCTTTAATTGTAATTTAAGTTTTTCAAACTGTGCATCAAAGTTTTTAATTGGTCCGCTGTTTTGTGCTTGTGTTGCTAGTTTATTAAGTGTATCGGTTATCTTTGCTGTTTGTTTAGCAATACTACCGCCAGCTTTGCCTAATGCTGTTTTATTATTACCGCCAGCTGTTGCACTTGCTTCTGCAGATGTAAAGATAGCATCAATTTGTTGAGGAGTTAATTCAGCTTCTAAAAGTTTATTATAGCTTTCCATTAATGGCCAAAGGGTTTTCTCCCAATTGCCTATGTGTATACGCTGTGCCTCAGTAAGCACATTCCAACTTTCATTTAAAATAGTTTGTGATTTTAAATTATAATTTGTAATTTCAGTAACTTGCATTATAACATCCCTGCTAATGATTTCTTTTGAGCATCATTTAACTTATCAATTTTAGCTTTTAGATCTGGACTTATCTTGCCAGGTTTTCCTGTAGGACCTGCTTTTGCTCCAGCTGTTCCGCCACCAACTCCTGCTTTACCAGTCTTAGCTTGCATTTTATCTAAGATACCGCCTGCAGAATTTTTCTCTGCGCCAGGTGCGCCAGCACCACCGCTAGGTGCAGAAGCCGCATTTCCGCCTGTAAGTTTATTACGTGCGGCCTGCTTCAATACATCCATAATAGTTTTTTTATCAAGTACACCATCAGGTAGCTTCATACCACCTGCAGATAATTTATTTTGCTTCATAAATTGTGCAAAGTCTTGGGCTGTCATGTTTTTATCATTTTTGCCATTAATGCCTTGCCATCTTTTTAGAGTTTTATACAAGTTATTAGCTTCTTTACCCATATCAGCACTACCTTGCATACGCTCACCACCAGGTAATTTACCAGCAAGACCTTTAAGAGTATTCATAGTACTACTAGTAGGCTTTTCATCAATTCTTTTATCTTCATTTACAATATCATAGACATTCATGAGTAATCCTTAAACTTTATTACTTGTATTTAGTGTATTAACTTCGTTAATACAAGTTTTCGTTAACACTCAAACTACAACACTTCGTTTTGATTTAAATGATTTAAATATGAATTATATAAAAAGCATTAATACGAATGTATTAATGTTTATACTTCATGTAGATTGTTTCAGTCAGACGGAACCTATTTACTGGTTCCATCTAATCTTGACTTCATGTGAGTTCGTCACAGCCGAGACTTGGAAATAGGTAATTGTTTATACACTTAGTTCAATGGGCTCTGACCTTACCCAACCTACGTCGACATCGCTTACGCTACCTCTCGCTTCGTTCCTATTGCTAAAGAGTTTTTATGAACTGTGTTGTGTTTTTTGACTGGCAACATTCAATCTACATCAATCCTGCGCCTTATTACCAGACGTGGCTCAATGTGTTACGTGTGTTCCTTTACGGATACTTTTTACACAGCGGTATTATAAACTAGCCCGCTAACTTTATGTGTTGCTTGATTTGCCTAAGTGTTCTTTTAGTATTTGAGAACCGCCAACTCTAACATTGATAATACCATTATAGTAATCATCTGTTTCAAGTACTCTGCGTTCAAATTGTTCACGTGCCTCTAAGTAACTTGCAATGCCTCTACTTGGACAAATATGAATTATTTCTCTTGTGAACTTGTCCTCACCGAGCTCTAATACATCTGCATTAAGTCGATCACTGGATCCCCAATAGTTTCTCCAGTCACTTTCTTTAGTGCCTCGTCTTTTGTTTTTTTTGCCTTTAAGTGGTGGCTTAGTTGTCTTAAATTTTGCTAGTTTCTTGCCTACGTACTTCATGCCATTGACTTTATTTGTTATCAAGTAAACAAATGCTTCACACCCTAAGGGTAGATCATCTATTTTTTTACCTTGATAAGTCCATTGCATACGGATACTTATTATTACTTGCCTTTAATTGCCTCTTTTTTGGCTCTGTGTTTTTGATGTATTTCATCACTTCTAAGTTTAGCATATTTTCTTATTTCTCGCAACCATTTTCTGCTCTCTGCATGTGTTCTATGAGAATTTCTAGCTTCAAAATTTTCGTTTGCTTTAAAATAAGACAAATATGCTTGTACTAAGGAGTCATGTGGATCTTCTGTCATTCTAAAATCTCAATATCGTTTTCGTAACTAGTAAACCCGTTTTCTTTAATAACTTTCATTACATTATTAACCCTACCAATAAGTTCGTCTTTGTGGGATATAAGATAAACGTTCTTATCGCCTTCTCTACCCATCTTTTTAAGGACACTAAGTGAATTTTCAACACCAGCAGTATCCATACCGCTATCAATAAGTTCATCAATAAACATTAAGTTAATTTTTTGATATAAACTTTCCCAAACATCACGGAATGCAAAGCTCATACCGAGTATAAGTCTATTACGTTCTCCTCTTGATAAATTATCAAAGTCTAGATCTTGTCCTAGTTGCGTAATTTCAACAGCTAGGTCATTTTGAAACACTACTTGATGCGGAAGTCCTAACTTATCTAAGTAGTATGTCAGCCTATTGTTAAGATACATTAAGTTTTGATCAATAATCTTCTTACGTATGAAGCTATCTTTGTTAGTGAGTAATTTTAATAAGAAGTCTTGATGATCTTTAAACTCAGTTAAGCTATTAACTACACTCCAATTAACTTCTTGCATAGCACTATTGTTTAATTCGTCAATTTGTGTTTGATACGGGTCAATATCTTGTTCTTTATTAGTTAATGCACTTTTTAAACTGTCAACATTTTGCCTATGTTCGTATGCTTCTTTAGCATTTTCATAAAATGTAGTAGGTTTTCCGTTTATATCACCTATTTTATCTAATGCTGACATAACCTCAGTTACTTTACCAGTAATTTCTTTTTGATAGGCTAATGCATCTTCTAGTTCTTTAGATTTGCGGTCTGAAATCTCTGCTTTTTTGTCTGCATGTAGTTCTTGACCACAAGTATAACACTTAGCATCATCTAAATCTGCGATATCTTTAGATGCTTTTTCAACACTCTTATCAGCACGTACTAATGCTGGCTCTAATGTACTTAATTCTTTTTTAAGAGCCAAAATAGCATTGTTATGCTCAGTCCAATTTGCTAGTTTTTCATGTAATTCTAGTTCTATGTCAATATCTAAATGTTCTAGTTCGTCGATACTTACTCTTAACTTTTGTACGTCTTGATCTTTCTTTGATAGCCATGCACGTTGCGTTTTTTGTAAACTTTCGACAGTTGCACCAATTTTTTCGTTTGCACTTTGAATAGCATTAATCTTTAATGTTTCTTCTTGGATAGCATCTTTGGTTTGTCGTGTTTGTTCTTTAAGTGCGTCTGCTTTTTCACTTAAAATAGTAATACCGAGCAACTGTTCAATAATAGCACGTTGATCATTTTGACGCATACTTAAAAACGGTTCAGTATAAGTGTTTAATGCAAGTATATGCTTAAACATATCATGACTCATGTCAAGTAAATCGTTAATATACTCTTGTGTTTTGCGTGAATCACCTTGAGACTCGTCTGTCATCTCTTGTTCTTGGTTATCAACATAAAATTTTAGTACATTGGGCGATCTACCACGCTCAATACGGTAATCAATATTATTTTTTTCAAAGTGTAATGTAACTAACATACCTTTTGAGTTAGTTTTGTTGATTAAGTTGTTGCGTTTGATGTTTGTAAGAGCTGTACCATACAATGCATAGCTCAATGCATTAATAATAGTAGTCTTGCCTGTACCATTACGTGATCCAGTGTCGTCTCCGCCTTGGTCTAAGTTTTCACCTAGAACAAGTGTTAAATTTTCTTTATCGAAGTCAACAGCCTGAGTCTGATTACCCACACTCATAAAGTTTTTTACGGTTAAATCTTTAATCTTAATCATAGTTCGTTATAAATGTCCATTAGCATCTTCTTATTGAAGTTGTCTGAGTCGATTGCGGCAATTTCGCCAGCAACAATTTGATCAACACTTTCAAATTGCTGTATATCTAGTTCTGTATTAATTTCTTCTAGTTGTTTTTGCGGTATTAAACTAATTTCTCTACATTTATATTGGTTAATAAATGTTTCTTTAACAAAACTAGCTTCTTCAAAACTAATAGGCAAGTCTAAGTTAACTCTTAAGTACATGTTAGGCTTAATAAGTTTATCCTGCTCATCAATTAACTGACTTAGTTTAATTGTACGGTACTTTGGACAGTCGGCCCAGTCGATATACTCGGGTTCTTTACTATTTTCTTTATCTAGTATCATCATTCCTCGAGCATCGTCCCATGCGTCAGCATAGTTGTGCGGAAATGCATTACCAATATAATGTACTTTACCTTGTTTTTGTCGTTTATGGAAGTGTCCACTGAATACATACTCTTGATGTTCAAAGTGTTCAGCACGTAACTCGCCGTGATCGGGCATTTGTACCATTGCGTTCATATAGAAACTAGGTAATTCAAAATGTCCAAACAAGTACTTTGCTTTTATATCTTTAATCTTTCGCCATTCGTCTCCTACTAGCCAAGGAACAAGAGCAACATCATCATTTACTAGTATTTCGTCTACTACAACAATACCAGGAATGTGCTTTGCCCATTCTGTTGACTTTACGTCACGTTTATCTTTGTAGTACAAGTCGTGATTACCAGCAAACATGTAAAAATTATCAAATGCTTTGCCTAATTTTTCTAAACAACGAATTCCTGCATCCATTGTAGTAAGATTCAAACTATTTCTATTGTGGTTCCAGTCACCGCAAAAGATCCCAGTCTCACAACCGTTTTCTTTTGCATTTTTAATAAACCAATCAACAAAATCTTCGCAATCTTGATTGTGTACTTTGCTATTACCTTTCAATCCTAAATGGATATCAGTAAAAACCGCCGCTTTTTTAAACACTTATAATTCCTCTATGATTTAACTAACATTATACAGTAGAAACTTAACAAAGTCAACGACCTATTTTGCCGCATTAATTTTATCAGTTTCTCTTTTCTGTTCAGCTTCCCATTGTCCTTGATTTTGTCTTGTAAAACTAGGGTTCATATCGTTCATTTCGAGGATATCGTCTCTAATGTTTTGATTACGCTTTTCTATATTAATAACTCTAACAAAACTATTAGTTACAGCCGCAGTATAGTAAGCAAATGGATTTTGTGACTTAGATTCGTCAAATTGTAAGCCAATTTGTGCTAATTGTAAAATAGCTTGTCCTCGCATTTCGTCATTATATGTGTATCCGCGAACATTTCCTCTTGTTGCATAACGATCACACAATTTCATCCACATCATAGCAAGTTTATTAGTAGCTTTACCTGATGTCTTGTCAAAATGTCCGTTTTCCATGCCACCTTGCCAGTGTGATTTACCAACTAGTTGTAAATTACCGCTATCGTCAAATTTATAATGTTTAAATGGAGGAAAATTAAGTTTTGTTTTTGTATCTGCTATTGTTTTAGGGTTCTTTTTACGTCCAGGCTCTTCTGGAATGTGATCAAACGTCATTATACGGAAGATTAATTCTTCTTTAGTAATACTAGTGTACTTGACTTCACACTCTGCTTGTTTAACTTTCTCCCCGTTTGCTTTTCTTCGTTCAAATTCTGCCGAACTAAGCTTCTTTGCTTTGTTACGTTTTGCTTCTGCAATAGTTCTAATGTTAATTTTATCAACGTCTAATAAGATAATGTCATAATTCGCATGGCCTTCTTCTGTATAGCTACAAAATGTGCTCTTTGATTTGTGTATTTCTTTTAAAATATCTTTGTTGTTTAAGTAATTTACTCTTCTAGCCATAGTTTCTCCAAGTTATAAGATGTTACATATATTATAATATACATACATTAAAAAGTCAACTAAATAATACTATAAGAAGGAGACGTTATGCCAAACCCATTCCAAAGTTTACAAAAGACTTTCGGCAGTGCAATTAATATAGTTAATACTGTTAAAAGAACCGTAGACTCAGTACAAGCATTTGCTGATAATCCACTAGGTTTTATGAAAGGTATACGTGGTATAAATTTACCTACAGATGCAATGCCAACATTTAAAACACGCACAGGAGCAACAGTAAAAACTCCTAGAGGCGAAAATGATTGGCGTGTTAGTTTAAGTATTCCTCCTATAATGCAAGGAATGCCTAAGGCTCTATTAAGTCCACTAACTCGCACAAACAACCGTATGGTGTTTCCTTTTACGCCAAGTATAATCTTCTCCCACTCTGCAAGTTATAATGCATTGCAACCTATACATACTAATTATCCTTTTTTTAATTATCAAAGCTCAGCTGTGGACGCTATAACTATAGCAGGAGACTTTTTTGTTGAAAATAATATCGATGCACAATATTGGATAGCCGCAGTAACATATCTACGTACTGTAACTAAAATGTTTTATGGTAACGGAGATAATGTTGGTAATCCGCCTCCTATTATAAAATTAAATGGGTACGGAGAATTTGTGTTTAACGATGTCCCTTGTGTGGTAACTTCATTTAATATTGATTTACCACAAGATGTAGATTATATTAAAGCAACAATGTCTGGAGGAACTGACGAAGGAACTGCTGATTATTATCCGGACCCAACATCACAAAGCGGACCAGATACATGGGTTCCGTCACAAAGTTTAATATCAGTAACAGTGCAACCAATTTATAGTAGAGCAACACAGTCAGAATTTAATTTAAATGACTTTGTTAGCGGTGACTTAATAAGTAGAGGAATTATTTAATGGCATCTTATTCTAATACTAGTCCCTGGAAAAATACTAAAATAGTAAACAGAAGATATCTAAATCATTTTGAAATCAGGCCAGTTCCTGCAGAATCAGACGATGTGCTTTATGTAATTGAAGCTCAATATACACATAGGCCAGATTTATTAGCATACGATTTATACGGAACTCCTAAATTATGGTGGGTATTTGCTCAACGTAATATGGATTCAATTAAAGATCCAGTATATGATATTGAAGCAGGCTTAGAAATTTACTTACCTAAGGGTCCTGCATTAAAACAAATGTTAGGAATTTAAACTATGCCACCTAATTTTAATGCATTAAGAAATAATATAACTAAAAAAGTAAGTTCTATGAAAGACCTTGTTCCTGATATTGCAGGACAGATAGAAACAGATTTTAAAAAGTTTACAAATGAAATTGATAATTTTACATCAGGGTCAATTGGAAACGTATTATCGGATCTTGGATTAAATGACGGCAGTGCTATCGGTAAAGTAACAGATAGAATTTTTAATGCAACAGCAAATAGTAGATCATATAGTAACAATTTTGATTCAAAACCAGGAAGTATAGGAACTAAGATTAAACCTGGACAAATGGTTCCTGGACAAAGTCCTGGTCCTTGGCCAAATGAGCTTGAAGGATTTGCTAGTATGAATTCAATTATAACTCTTTCAGCCCTAAGCAAAGAAGAAGTAGCAGATCCTGACGGAACGTATAGAAGTGCAGGAGTACGTCCTGAATCAATAATTTGTCGAAGCGGGGGTGCTGGCACTAAAAAAGTTAGGACAGCATACGAAAAAGTATTAGGTAAAACTGTAGAATTTTTTATAGATAATTTAGAAATGAATTCTATTGTATCACCTGTAGCAGGAAATGCAAACGTAAATAATATTTCGTTTACAGTTACCGAGCCATACAGTATGGGATTGTTTTACCAGTCTTTAAAAACTGCCGCAATTGACGGCGGATGGGCAAATTATTTACAATGTAATTTTATGCTTACTATTGAATTTGTAGGAACAGACGAAGACGGCAATATGGGAGTTGCACCTTATTCTAGAAGATTTATTCCAATTATTATTAATGAGTCGGTTTTTAATGTTACAGGCGCAGGATCAGAATATAGTTGTAAGGCATTAATAAGCAATGAAAGAGGATTTCAAGACGATGTACAGTCTATGAAAACAGATGTTAATATTACTGGTAGAACTGTTAGAGAAATATTACAGTCCGGAGGTCAGAGCCTAACAACGTTATTAAATACTAGACAACAAGATAAAGAAGAAAAAAATCAAGTAAACGTAGGCGACCAATATGTTATTATCTTTCCAGAAGATAAAACAAGTGCTTCTGGAAAGCCACCGCCTGCTACCCAGAAAAAGACTCCTATGGCCACATCTCAATACGGCGGTGATTACGGAGAATTTGATACATCAGGACGTATATCTAAACGAGAGCTTACTGAAATATATAGATCTATTACCGGCGATGCAGACGGCGAAGTTCCTTTAAATTACGACGAGTATGTTAATAGTATTACAGGTAGAGTTAAGGCTTCATCAGATTTAGGTAAAGCATTTAAAGAATATGCAAATAGTGATTTTGCAACTAATGTAATTGGAATGAGCCCAGTTATTAATAATACGGTTGAAACAGGACAATCGCCAATGGGTCAGCCAAAATTTTCTCAAGAAATGAAAGACACTTATCCTATTTTTGCAAGAGGATCAGCTGAGCTCCAAACTAGTGGTAGTAACAGAATGTTTAAATTTAGTTCTGGAACAAAAATAACACAGATTATTGAAGAAGTTTTAATTGTAAGCACATACGGACAATCACTTGCACAACAATTACAAGATATTAAAGATCCTACAGGGATGGTTACTTGGTACAAAGTTGAAGCCGATGTGTATCCTGTAGGCGATAACTCTGAAGTTGCTAGAACTGGTACTTCAGCAAATATATATGTTTATAGAGTTGTACCGTATCAAGTACATTCTAGTATCTTTGCTAATCCAGCAACACCTTCGGTTGGCATAGATAAACTAAAACAAGAAGTAGCAAAAGAATACAATTATATCTATACTGGTAAGAATAAAGATATTATAGATCTTGAGATATTATATGAATTTCAATACAACCGTGCATTTAGTGCAGACGTAGGTTCAAGTAGTGCTAACCAAAGAAAAGGAGCGGGTAGCCAAGCAGTTGCAGGTAACCCAGATATGGCATTAAAAACTGGAGACGGCATGGCGTTTTCCGACGACAGTGCTTACGTTCCTCCAGAAGGTATGCCTAATCAAATTGAAAGTATTAATGCTATAGCAAAAGCTAGAGGCGGTAGTGAAATATCTAATTCAGATATTGCAATTACTAGAATGTTTAATGATAATTTAAATGCCGCAACTCCGGATATGGTTAATGTAAACTTAAACATTATAGGTGACCCATTTTATCTAAGCGATAATGGTGCTGGAAATTACCATGCAGGAGATACTTCATTTAGTGGAATGACTAGTGATGGTACTGCTAATTATAACAACGGTCAAATATATATAAATGTACTTTTTAGAACTCCGATTGATATTAATACAGATTACGGAGAATACACATTTCCTGAAGATTTATTATTAGTAGAGTCGTTTAGTGGCATTTATAAAGTAAACGAAGTTAACCATAAATTTGAACAAAATAAATTTACACAAGATCTAGTATTATTAAGAATGCCAAATCAACAAAATACTAATAGTACTGCCGCTACATCAGCACTAGTAAAAGCTGAACAAATTGAAGCGTTAAACGAAATAGCACTAAAAGCACAAACACTAGCAAATAAAGCAATACAAGAAATAGATTTTCCTAGTAATATAATAGCATATCAAGATGAATTAGCAGAACTGCTACCAACAATACAAGAACTCGGAACTATTGCTGAACAAGCAAAGGCATCGTTAAATAGTGATGCACTAGCTACGTTTGGAAGAGTTGGTGATTTAGCCAAACAGTTAGAAGCTTCTATGGGAGATTTTGACCTAGCAAAAGTTGGAAGTAACTTCCAAGGAATTGTAACTAATCTTGAAGGATATACTGGAGTTAAATTGGATCAAATTTTGACAAGTACACTACCGGCCGCACCAGACTTATCAGCCTTTGGCGGAATTGGTCCAAGTGTGGGATCAATAAGTGCCGCGGCTAGGCAGTCAGCCGCAATAGGATCAGCAGAAATTAATTCATTAAACAATAATTTAAAAAATAAAATAGGCGGAGCAACTTCTTATATTGGAAATATTGACGGCTATAATAGTGTTAATACAATCGGCGGAATGACCGAGGCTGAGGCAAATAGAATAAAAAATAAATTAACACTACCAGAAGTAAATTTACCAAAAGTAGACCTTGGTGGTAGTAGAAGAATTAAAAACGATCTTACTGGTAGATGGGAGCAATTTAACTAATGGTTGCTAAGAGAGCTAAAAATTATATTAACAAAAGTTCTACTGGCCCATTTGAGGCTATTGTAGTTAATCATCTAGATCCTCATTACATGGGAACACTCCAAGTTGAATTATTAAAACAAACAGCATCGGGTAACCAACCTGAACGTACTGGACAAATGGTCGAAGCTAGATATCTAAGTCCGTTTTATGGAGTAACACCGCTAACTGCAACATCAAATAATGAAGGATATAAACATTCACAAAAGTCATATGGTTTTTGGGGCATCCCTCCAGATGTCGGAACTACTGTATTAGTAATACTTGTAGAAGAAAATTTATCTAAAGCATTTTGGATAGGATGTGTACAAGAAGAAAATATGAACTTTATGCTTCCAGGATATGCTGGTACAGATAATTTAGCAGATTTTGGTAGTAGAGCACCTGCTACAGAATATAATAAGCGACTAAATTCTGTAAAACTTAAAGATGCTACAAAATATAGAAAGCCGGTACACGGTGATTTAGCAAGAAGTTTAATACAACAAGGATTACTCCAAGACGATATTAGAGGTATTACTACGTCGAGTGCTAGAAGAGAAGTTCCTAGTGCAGTATTTGGTATTAGTACAGGTGGCCCACTTGATAAAAGACCAAATGCACCTAAGGATGGCCTAGGGCCTTTTGGTACAAAAGCTAGTATCCATACTCATCGATTAGGTGGATCGTCGTTTGTTATGGATGACGGCGACGATAAATTTATAAGAAAGGGCAAAGCTGAAGATTCTCCTATGGAGTATGTAAATCTTGAAGCGGCCGAAGAAGGCGGCGATCCTACATTACCTGCTAACGAACTACTACGATTAAGAACTCGTACAGGACATCAATTATTGATGCATAATACTGAGGACTTAATCTATATAGGAAATGCAAAAGGTACTGCTTGGATTGAACTTACTTCAAATGGTAAAATTGACATTTATGCCGCAGATAGTATTAGTGTGCATACACAAGTTGATTTAAATTTTACAGCAGATAGAGATATAAATTTTACAGCTGGAAAAAATTTAAATATGGTTGTAGGTAAAGACATTAAAGCCACAACAGGATCTAATATGAATTTTGTTGCAGGAGCAAATGCATTATGGAATGTAGGCGATGCATATGAAATAGCGGCTGGTGAAAATATTACACAACATGCAGAAGGAAATTCAACATATTCTTCAACTGAAAATGCAAATTTTTTATCAGCTGATAATGTATTCATTGGATCTGCAGGTGCAAACGTAAACATTGATGCATTTAATAATTTTCATTTAAACGCAGACAAAGAAGGACATATACATTTAGGTACAGATTTACATATTCAAAGTAAAGGTGAAACAGATATTAAATCAACAGGCGAAATGGCTGTACAGAGTACTGCTAGTATGAGAATACATAGTGAAAATACATTAGATATATTAGGTGCTGAAGCAACAAAAATTTCGTCAACTACTAGTTTAGATATTAATGGCGGATCTACAATTAAAGCAACAGCAGGACAAATAGATTTAAACTCAGATGGTGCTATTGCTTCGCTTGCGGCCGCAGGACAAGCAGAAGGTGCAACTGTGCCTGTTGCTCCAACACCGACTGCTCCGGAACCTCCTACATTAGCTGATCAAGCATCTAGAATACCACAGCATGAACCTTGGTACGAACACGAACACTTAAATCCGGCACTTTACACACCAGAAAAAACTGTAGCAAACACGCATCAAGAACAAACATATGTACCACGTATTTCTGATACCTTTGCAAAACAAATTGGTGTACCGGTGTTTGGACAACCAACTCCAAAACTTGAACCTAAAACAAACGATGCAGGTGATGTAGGAGTTAGCTCAAGCGGAACTTACGTTGATCCGGGCACTACACAAAATGAGTATGGCGGACAATTTGGTGAGTATGATACAGTTGATAGAAGAAAAACAGGAACTAGAAACGCAACAGGAGCACCTATTACAGGTGATAAGCGTGAAAGAGGTAGAATATTAGCGTCACGTATGCGAGCCGCAGGATTTACAGACGACGAAACATTACTATCAATTATTGCAGTATGTAATACTGAAAGTAATTTACTCCCTGCAGAAGAAGCAAGTTATGGTAATAATACTAATAGCTATATTAGAAGTATATTTAAAACAGCAACTAGAGGAGTTAGCGAAGGCGCTTTAACTTCAGCAAAATCTACAAAAACTTCTTTCTTTGAACTAGTATATGGTAATAATAATAAAAAAGGTTTAGAGCTAGGAAATCAATTTGATGGCGATGGCGGAAACTATATTGGTAGAGGAATTATACAGCTAACTGGTAGAGATAATTATGAAAGATTTGGCAAAAAAGCAGGACTTATAGACGAAACATTAAAAGACGGCCCTCCAGGATCTGGTATAGGTCTAGAAACAAACAAAAATCCATTTGGTGTTACAATTTTAGATAATCCAGATTTGCTCAAAACAGATTATGTAACTAGTTGTGATATTGCCGCACAATATCTTTTAGAAAGATATAAGCCTAATAGAGGAAAAGGAATATTAGGTGATTTAAGATTATGTATTAATCCTGGAGGATTTGATCATGCATATCCTAAAGATTTAGCATTCCGTAAAAAAATTGATAGCTCTTGGTTAGAAGAACCTAAAGCTGAACAAACTGCTAATATTAGCAAAAATGTTCAAGATGCCGGTGGCGTTCAAGAAAGACGTAAAGGACCGTTCTAATGTGTAATGTTTTTATACCTGAAGCAAAAGTAGTAAGACCAAGATCAATATCAGATCTTAGCTATCAAGCCGCAGATTTAGAATCTGGCAGATTTAATTATACTGGCGAAGCATCAAATTTAGAAGGTGATTATCCTCAATCTATTGGCGGCATGAATGCAAATAAAGGATCACCAATAGCATATGCTGACGTTGGCCCAGTTCCATCAGGTCCTGGTTATGAAAAACTTAAAGCAATACTAGAAAACGCAAATGCCGGAGATTGGAAAGAAAGAGGTAATCCTGGAAATCCAAATATATTAGCTACCTACGAAGTATGCGGGTTATCTTATAAGAGCGACGGTAGCTCAATGGCTAATGCTTGGTGTGCGGCATTTGTAAGTTGGGCATTAAAAAATGCTGGGATAGAAAGTTTACGTTCAATGGGAAGTCAAACATATAGAACATATGGTTCTGAAGTTGACTGGAGGACATTAGATAAAATTCGTTATTTAGACATTGTAGTTTTTAAATCAAGGAAGCGTTCAGGCGGGCATATTGGATTTATAGTAGGTGCAGATCCAAAAACAAACAAACTTAAGGTGCTTGGCGGGAATCAAGGAAATGATGTTAAAATATCAACATATAGTGTTTCAAATACAAGCCAGTATGTTGTAAATATTAAAAGAAATTGGGATCTACCAGCAGAGTTTGATAAACCGCTATTTGGTGCAGATAAACTTGTTGTTGATGCAACTTCAACAGGTACAGAAAGCACCACAACCTAAGTAGGTAAATACGTTATGAGCACATTAGAAAAAGATATTTTTGAAAGAATAAAAGTTACAGGCCGAAAGTCAACTACTGTTTCGAGACAATCGGCGTCGAAGGCATACAGGGGATTAAGTTCAGTTAATCCTGAAAATACTTCAACTACATTATACGATCTTGCGTTAATTAAGCAAGACTTAATTAACTACTTTCATATTAGGCAAGGCGAAAAATTAGAAAATCCTGAATTTGGAACAATTATTTGGGAAGTGTTATTCGAACCGATGACAGATCAATTAAGAAGTGCAGTAGCAAAGAATGTTACTGAAATTGTAAACTATGATCCACGCACACAAGTAAATCAAGTTACAGTTGATTCGTTTGAGACTGGAATACAGATTGAAATAGACCTTACATATCTTCCTTACAACATATCAGAATCTATGCGTTTAACATTTGATGAAAACAATGGTTTGATGTCGTAATAAACTACGCAGTTATCCTAAACCAATAAATACATGTGAGTGAAGGAAGGTAATATATGTCAACAACAGATAGACAAAATAGGTTATTAGTAGCAGAAGATTGGAAGAGGGTTTACCAAAGTTTTCGTAACGCTGATTTTCAAAGCTACGATTTTGATAATCTAAGACGAACAATGATATCATACTTGAGGACTAATTATCCTGAAGATTTTAATGATTATATTGAATCAAGCGAATACCTTTCTTTAATTGATTTGATTGCTTTTTTAGGTCAAAATATTTCCTTCCGTATTGATCTAAATGCAAGAGAAAACTTTTTAGAATTAGCTGAACGTAGAGAATCAGTTCTCCGTCTAGCACGGTTACTTTCTTACAATCCAAAGCGTAATCAAGCCGCACAAGGGTTACTTAAAGTTACTAGCATTTCAACAACAGAAGAAGTTGTAGATAGTAACAACTTTAATTTAGCAAATCAAGAAATACAATGGAACGATCCTACTAATACTGATTGGTATGAGCAATTTATTAAAATAATGAATACTGCATTACCAGTTAATGGAACATTTGGTCGACCTCTCAAAAAGGAAAATGTTGACGGCGTTCCCCACCAACAATATAGATTTAATGCAGTAAACACAGATATTCCAAAATATGGCTTTAATAAAACAGTTCAAGGATCTAGTTTAGATTTTGAAGTTGTTTCTACAGATATTGATTCGGATTTAAAAAGTATACAAGAAGAAATTCCACTAACTGCAAATAGTTTTGCATACTTATTTAAAGATGATGGCAAAGGACCGTCAAGTAGTAATACAGGATTCTTTTGTATGTTCAAACAAGGATCACTTGACAGTGGTCAATTTGTTGTTAATAATCCTACAACAAATCAAATAATTGATATTGATGCAACTAATATTAACAACGACGATGTATGGTTATATAAATTAGACTCGTCAGGACAAGAAGCAGAATACTGGACAAAAGTTGAAGCTGTTGAAGGCAACAATGTTATCTATAATAGCATTAGTAAAAAAGTTAGAACAATATATAGTGTACTTACTAGAGTAAGTGACAGAGTTAGTTTAGTATTTTCCGACGGTACTTTTGGTGAATTACCAAAAGGTGTATTTAAAGTCTTTTATAGAACTAGTAATAATCAAAGATATGTAATTAAACCGCAAGACATGACCGGAATACAAGTAAGAGTTCCGTATCTAAGTAAAAGTAACGTAATTGAAACAATTACACTTAATTTAGAATTAAAATATACAGTGTCTAATAGTACTACTAGTGAATCAAACGATAGCATTAAACAAAATGCTCCGTCAACATATTATACACAAAATAGAATGGTTACAGCAGAAGATTACAATGTTGCTCCATTAGGTATAAGTCAAGATATTATTAAAGTTAAATCAGTTAATAGGTTTGCAAGCGGAATTAGTAGATACTACGACTTATTAGATTCTACAGGAAAATATAGTAGTACTAATTTATTTGCAAATGATGGTATTATATATAAAGAAAATTTAACTCAAAAAGACAGTTTTCCTTACACAACACAAACAGATATTGAAAGTGCTATTACAAATAAAATAGAACCAATATTAAAAGACAGAAGAGTTTTAAATTACTACCTTACAAATTTTACAAAAATTATTACGTCTGATTTAAAAGCAGAATGGGTGCAGGTTACTACAGATACTAATAGAGGAACAGGATATTTAATAGATGAAAGTGATGCAAAATATAAAGTAGGATCTTTTACAGCTAATAATCTTAGTTTGTTAGAAGCAGGGTCACTACTAAAATTTGAAGCACCTGCAGGGTATCATTTTATGGTAGGTGACAAAACTACACTTATGATAGGAGATGCCAATCACCCTGGGTCTTTAACTTACAAATGGGTAAAAGTAATCAGTGTTAATGGTGACGGCACAACAAATACTACAGCAGGTTTAGGACCAATAGTATTAAATGACAGTATTCCATCAACTGCATTATTAACAGAGATTAGACCTAAATTAAGTACAAAAATACTTAATTCTGTTAAAACACAAATTATTGATCAAGCGTTTGCTAATAATACTTTTGGCTTGCGATACGATGTATCTACTAGACAATGGAGAATTATTACAGAAGTAAACCTAAATACTACTAGTCCATTTAGTACAGGTAAAACAGGTGATGTTAGTAGTCAAAATTTAGATGCAAGTTGGTTACTGTGGTTTAAAACTGATGGCGAAAAATACGATATTACATATAGAGCAATGCGTTATGTATATGAAAGTGATAATGAGATTAAATTTTATTATGACAGTAGTGATAAAATTTATGATAATAAAACAGGAAAAATTATTAAAGATAAAATTGAAGTATTAAGTATTAATACTCTACCCGGTAGTACTACTCCTTTTACAAAAGATTATAATTTTGAAATTACAAAAGAATATAGAGACAATGATGGATATGTCGATACCAAAAAAGTAGAAATATCTTTCTTTGATGACGACGATGATGGTGTTGTTGATAACCCAAATTCGTTTATTGATATTGTACAAGAAACAATATCACCGACTACAAAATATATTTTCGAGAAAAAATATACTACTACTGATGGAGTTGAAGATTTCAAATATGTAAAAGCAAACGTCGAAAATATTAGTGTACTAACAACTGAATCGGCAATGAATGCATATAGTTCTTATGATGCATTAGAAGTTTTTTACTACATTGATACTGGATTATTTAAGCAACTATCAACTGATAAACTTACATTAACACAAATATCAACTTATAAAGCATTTTTAGGAAGATCAGATTTAAAATTTAGGTACGTACATGCCGCAGACAATAATAAAAGAATTGATCCTAGTAGTACAAATTTAATAGATATTTACATGTTGACTCGTTTATATGATAACAGTTATAGACAATGGCTTAACGGAGATATTGCAGTAAAACCAATGCCGCCAAGTAGCGATCAACTTTATAGAAGTTATGGTGTTGCGTTAGATAAAATTAAATCTATTAGTGATGAAGTAATTTATCATCCAGTAAAGTATAAAATACTTTTTGGTCCATCAGCGGAGGCTAGTTTGCAAGCAACCTTTAAAATTGTAAAAAATGTAGAAACAGTTACAAATGATAATGAAATTAAATCAAATGTAATAAACGCAATAAATGAATATTTTAGTTTAGAGAATTGGGAATTTGGCGAATCATTTTACTTTTCAGAATTATCAACGTATATAATGAATCAGCTTGCACCTAATATTAGTTCTATAGTAATTGTTCCAAATGAAGACACACAAGCATTTGGATCATTATACGAAATTAAGTCAGAGTCAGATGAAATTTTTATAAGTGGAGCAACAGTTGCAGATGTAGACATTATAGATAGCATAACAGCAACTAGATTAAAAGCAACAGGCAACGTTGTAACAGCAAGTACAGAAACAGCAAATACTGGAATACAAAGTTCTAGTAGTTCTTATAACACTACTATTAATTCAAATAGCGGCTCGAGCAGTAGCAGTAGCAGTAGCAGTAGCAGTAGCAGTAGCAGTAGCGGAGGATATAGTTACTAATGGCGTACGATGATCAAAAGGACTATCCACTACCAGTTAATGGTAAATCTGATAGAAAGTCCGCTGAACTATTACCAAAATACTTTCGTACAGAAAGTAATGAAAAATTTTTAAATTCTACACTCGATCAGGTTACAAAGCCTGGTACAGCTAAAAAATTAAATGGTTATCTTGGTAGAAAAACAGCTCCGGCATACTCACCGACAGATATCTATCTAGGCGATGTTAACGCTAATAGAACTAATTATCAATTAGAGCCTGCATTAGTTTCTAAAGATATATTGAATAATGTTTTATTTTATAAAGATTATAATGATTTTAGAAATCAGCTTGATATATTAGGTGGTACTACTACTAATGAAAGTTTATTCAATAGTCAAGAATATTACTCTTGGGATTCTAGCGTAGACTGGGATAAACTTACAAACTTCCGTGAGTATTATTGGCTACCAAGTGGTCCTGCTCCAATATCAATTTTTGGACAATCAGATGATGTTACAAGTACATATACTGTAAATAGCGTTGATAATGCTGGAAATAAGGGTTACGTATTTAATGGTGAATTAACACAGAATCCTACATTAGAATTATATAGAGGACAAACTTATATATTTGATGTAGGTACTCCTGGACTTCCGTTTACAATAAGAACTTCGAGATTGATTGAAAGTGACAATGAATACGCAACAGGAGTTACTAACGCTGGTGTTGACAATGGTGTTGTAACATTTACTGTTCCGCTAAATGCTCCTGAGAGATTGTATTATGTTTCAGAAACAGATGTTAATACAGGCGGAATGTTTAGAATTGCAGAAATTGAATCAAATACATCTATTAACATATCTGATGATATACTAGGTAAAAAAACTTATACTAGTGCAAACGGTACTGAATTAATGAACGGAATGAAGCTTAATTTTACAGGAACAGTTACTCCTGAAAAATATGCAACAGGTTCTTGGTATGTTGAAGGAGTAGGTAATAAAATTTTACTAATCCAAGACACAGATTTAATAATCCCTCAAACATATTCAGAAGATATAGAAGTGCTATTTGATGCAAATAACTTTGATAACCTTCCATATGGAACAGCTAGTTCGTATGCGGCAACTAAGGACTATGTTGTAATTAATAGAGCATCTCCTGATAAAAATGCTTGGTCTAGAAACAATCGATGGTTTCATAAATCAGTACTTGAAAAAACAGCAACTCTAAATGGACAAGTTTTTAATATTGATCAAAGTGCAAGAGCTAAACGACCAATTCTTGAATTTAATGCCGGAATGAAACTTTATCAATTTGGTACATCAGCAAAAGCAGAAAATGTAGATCTTATAGATACATTTACTACTGATGTATTTTCAACTATTAATGGTAGAGAAGGTTATAATATTGACGGTGTTGATATTACTGACGGCATGCGTATTTTGTTCGTAGCTGATCCTGATCTACTTGTAAAAGATAGAATCTATAAAGTTAAAATGATTAAACACAATTCAACAGTAACGCAAATTGCACTGATTGAAGAAGACGACACATTGCCAATTACTAACCAGGTTGCATTAATAACTAAAGGTACTAATGCAGGTAAACAGTATTATTATAATGGCACTGATTGGAAAGTAGCACAACTAAAAACAAAAATAAATCAACAACCATTATTTGAATTATTTGATAATAATGGTATTAGTTTTACCAACGAAACTACTTATCCAGTAAATGATTTCCGTGGTAACAAAATCTTTAGTTATAAAGTTGGATCAGGCACTAATGACATTGAATTAGGATTTCCTATTACTTACAGAGCATTAGAAAATGTAGGTGATATAACTTTTGATTTTAATTTAGTAACAGATACGTTTAATTATCAAATTAATAACACACCTTTATCTAAAAAGTCTGATACTGGCTTTTATAGAGTTTACACAGATATTGATAGTTTTACTTATTGTAATGGTTGGAAGAAAGCTAATACAAATACAGTCTCAAAAGTTATTAGACAGTATGACGTTACTACTGCACAAACAGATTTTAGTATTGATGTTTATGATAACAGTAGTACACTTACAGATCTAAAATGTGCAGTTCAAGTTGATAATACTTGGAGATTTGATTATACTCTTGTAGATGTTAACGGAGTTAAGACTGTTAGATTTGCAACAGCAATACCTGTAAATAGCAGTGTAGTAATTAAAACTAATAGTGATACAATTAAAAATGCTAACGGGCACTACGAATTTCCACATGCAATGGAAAAAAATCCAGAAAATGAAAATCTTAGTACATTTACACTAGGAGAAGTAAATGACCATGTTAATACTATGATAGAAGACTTACCAGGGTTTACAGGAATATTTCCTGGAGTAAGTAATATTGCAAGTCTTGGTAATATATCATCTTATGGTAAAAAGTTTTTACAGTATGCAGGGTCACCAAATATAAATGTATATCATGCTACTGATAAAGATGCAAACATAATTAAAGCAATTGATTTTGCTAGAAAAGAATATAGAAAATTTAAAAGATCTTTTTTACAAATAGCCGAAACGTTGGGTTATGATGGACCAGTAAAGCAACATGTTGATAAAATATTACATGAATATCATAAAGATAAAATAGATACTGATCCTTATCGTTTTAGTGATATGGTTCCTGGTGAAGGTTACAAGCGTTTAGAATTTGTAGTTTATGATTCAGAAAATAATTTCTTTTCATTAAGCCAAGTATATGATTTAAATACACTTTCATCAAAAGCAGTTACAATTTATCAAAACGGTGTTCAATTAATACATAATAAAGATTATACATTTAATACAGATGGATTTGCTGTTATAACAGCAACTAAAACTAAAAATGATTTAATTGAAATATTTGAGTATGAAAATACAGCCGGAAGTTTTATTCCACCAACTCCAACTAAGTTAGGATTATATCCTTCATATCATCCAGAAATAATAGAAGATGATACCTACCAAACAACTACACGAGTAATACAAGGTCACGACGGCAGTAAAACAATAGCGTTCATGGACTATAGAGATCAGTTATTATTAGAATTAGAAAAAAGAATTTTTAATAATATTAAAATAACATATGATACTACTAGATTAGATATACACAATTTTGTGCCAAGTAACGATAGAAATACAAAATTTACTAAAACACAAATAGACAATGCAATGATGCGTGATTTTGTACAGTGGTCAGAAAGCCTAGGCGGATTAAACTATACTTCAACTACAGATTTTTATACTAGAGCTAATAGTTTTACATGGAACTATTCAGAGATGTCTACACGAGACGAGACAAATGTTAACGGATTTTGGAGATCTGTATATAAACAAGCATACGATACAGATAGACCCCATAGCCATCCTTGGGAGATGTTAGGCTTTACAATTATGCCTACTTGGTGGGAAACACAATATGGTCCTGCACCTTATACAAGTAATAACTTAGTAATGTGGGAAGATATACAAGAAGGTAAGATTAAAGCACCTAATGTTCCTGCAGAATTTATTAAAAAATATAAAAGAAAAGAATTACTTAAACATATTCCAGTTAATGAATCTGGACAGCTATTAAGTCCACAAGAAGCAGGATTTACATCAGGATTTGTTCCGTCATCAATTGCATCTTCTCTAAAGTTTGGCGACGAAGGCCCTACAGAAACTGCTTGGAGACGTAGTGGAGAATATCCATTTAGTTTAATTAAGTCTTGGATATTAAATCAACCTCATAAAATAATGGGATTAGGATTTGATCTATCTAGGATGAATAAGTCGTTATCAGGTCAATGGATATATTCTACAACTGAAAAATCATTATCATCTAAAGATTTAGTATTACCAACAGTTGCAACTGATACTACTATAACTCATACATCAGGATTAATTAATTATATTGTTGATTACTTAGCTAGTGAAGGAACAACAGATGTTTCAACTTATAAAGAAAATTTTAAATTAATTAAAAATCAATTAGGTATTAAGCTAGGGTCATTTACTGATAAAGAAAAATTAAAATTTATACTAGATAGCAGAACTCCATTTAATAAAGGAAACGTATTCTTACCAACAGAGAATTACAACATTTTCTTAAATAAAAGTTCTCCGTTAAAGGTAGCATCTTATAGTGGTATAATGATTGAAAAAGCACCAGGTGGGTTTATTGTTAGAGGATACGATAATACAAACCCTACGTTTAATTACAATGAACCACAAGTAACTATAAGTGATCCAAATATTAATGTTGGCGGGATATCAGAGTCTTTCTTAGAATGGTCAACAGGGCAAAAATACTTAGTAGGTAGTAATGTAAGAAATAATAGTCAATTTTACAGAGTAAAAGCAGAGCATACAAGTACTACAAGTTTTGAAGCAGATAAATTTCAGCCAATGGCTGAACTTCCTACACTTGGTGGACGTACCGCAGTATATAGAAAAAGTTTTGAAACAGATGTTAAAGTTTTACCATATGGCACGTTACTTGAATCAATACAAGATGTAGTTGATTTTATCTTAGGCTACGGAAATTATTTAGAATCTGTAGGATTTAAATTTGATTACTATAATAAAGAATCACAAGTTGTTGAAGATTGGAAATTAAGTACAAAAGAATTTCTATATTTTACCACACAAAATTGGGCGGCCGGGACAGTTTTAGCAATTAGTCCATCGGCTTCAAAATTAGAATTTAATTCAACATTTTCTGTAATTGATAACTTATATGATAGCTTTTATGATTATAGTATTTTAAATGCCAGCGGTCAAAAAATAACTGAAGATCTTACAAGATTAAACAGAGACAGTGGAAACTTTGTAATACAACTTAAAAATACTGCTGATGGACTTTATCATTCAATTCTCCCTCAAGTGCAATATGAACATGTTGCAGTTTTAGATAATAAATCAGTATTTGAAGATGTAATATACAGTCCTGCTACAGGATATCGACAAGAAAGAATTAAAGTATTAGGATATGTAGCCGCTGGATGGACTGGTAGTCTTAATATTCCTGGATTTATATTTGATTCTGCTAAAGTAGTTAATTGGGCACAATGGACTGATTTTGCTATTGGTGATGTAGTAAAATACAAAGAATTTTATTATAGTGCAACGACTAATATTACAGGAACAGAAATATTTGATCCCTTAAACTGGGCTCGATTAGATAAAAAGCCAGATACAAAACTGCTAACAAACTTTGATTATAGAATTAATCAATTTTCTGACTTTTACGATCTTGATTCAGATAATTTTGATTCAGATCAACAAAAAATGGCACAGCATTTAATTGGCTACCAAAAAAGACAATATTTAGAAAACATTATTAATGACGAAGTAAGTCAATATAAATTTTATCAAGGAATGATAGCTGATAAAGGTACAAGAAATGCTATTGATAAATTATTTGATAGTTTAGCAAGTGCTGATAAAGATAGTGTTGACTTTTATGAAGAATGGGCTATTAAATCTGCACAATACGGTGCAAGTGATGGATTTGAAGAAATTGAATATCAATTAGACGAGGCTAAATTTAGACTTGAGCCACAACCAATTGAGCTAGTAGACGTTGTACCAACTGCAACAACAGATCTAACTTATAGAATTCCGCATTATGATGTATTTTTAAAACCTAAAGATTACGAAACAAACAGACTGCCAACAAAATTTTTAAATGACGAATATGTAAAAACAGTTGGGTATGTTACAGGCGAAGATGTTAATAGAGCAGTATCTAATACTGCCGGATTACTAAATTTTGCAACTAGTGATATAGACAAGGGTGCATATGTATGGGTAGCAACAGACGATCAATCATGGAATGTATTAAAGCATGTTGATAGTAATTTAATAATTCAAACAATAACGCAAGAATCTACTACTATAACACTTAATTGTAATAACACAGTTAATGTTGCAATAGGTGATATTATTGGAATTTATAATATAGATCAAATAGTTGGAACTGATACTGCTCCAACAACAGTAGAGGCGTTTTATACTATTACAGATGTATTCAATAATAAAATTGAAATAGAATCAGAACTTCCTGATTGGGAAAAACTAGCTTCGTTAACTAATTTAAATGGTATAATAACAAAATTTTCAACCCAACGAGTTAGTACATTATCAGATGCAAATAATTTAAGTACTAAAGACTTACAATCAAAAGAAGTAATTTGGGTCGATGATGATGATACTGGAAAATGGAAAGTTATTAAAAACTCTCCAGTATATACTCAAGCACAAACACTTAAAAGTAGTCTTCCATTAGATAGCACTCAACATAATTTTGGACATAGTATTACTGCAAATGAAGCTAATACATTATTAGCTATTGGTATTCCTGATAAAGGAAACGGCGAAGTGCATGTTTATAAACGTTCAAGTGATGCAAATAATTTAGTATTTGATCAAACAATTAGTGCTCCTTCAACATATGTTGACACATATGACGGAAGTACAGAAATTACATCACAGAAATTTGGCGAAAGTGTTTCGTTCAGTCCAGACGGAAAGTATTTAATTATTGGATCACCTCATGCAAGTAATGTAAAAACTGCATATAAAGGTACCTATATCGAAGGTAGTAACTATAATAAAAATGATATAATAAAATATGGTCCTAACTTGTTTAAAGCAGTAGCAGTTATCGACGGCGCAGTTGGATCTATTCCGTATACTACTTTTGATTCTTATGCTGATATAGTTTCTGATACTGATAGTACACTACTTAATTTGCTCCAAACTGGCAACTATAAACTTAACAGTAAGCCAAACACAACTCATTTATTAGTAAGAGCACCTAAGCAAGCATACGAAGGATCTAAAGAAGGCGACAGTATTGTATTAAAATGGAATACTTATAGTAACTTAAATATTCAAGGATATAATGTTGCTGTAGAACCATTTGACGGACAATTTGCACCAATAACTGGTGCGTTTTTAACAGATACGCATCCTATTGTTAATAAAGTTGAGAATGTATTACATATTGCAAACTTCCAAAACTTACCAGGTGTAGGACAAACAGTAAATAGTGCAGTTGCTAGTGGCACAGTAGCTTATGTTGGCGATGCAGACGGAGCCGCAATAGTATACGTAAAAGATGTAAATGGAACATTTGCATCAACAGGACAGTTGTTTATTAATGAGATTGCAGTTGGAGATTATACTGAAGATTACGTAAATCCTTCAAGTAATGTCGGCGGATATTGGATGATAACAACACCTGCTTATGAAACATCAGCAGATAGTTCTAATATATTTGTAGATCCGGGGCAAGGATTAATATATGTAGATGTTATTAAAGAAAATTCAGGCAGAACGCCAAATTATTTTTATAATATACAAGATAATATACAAGCTATTGGAGCAAAAACATCAGCAAACGATCAAATATCGTTTATTGAAAGTTTTACTTATGAGGGCGACCCGGGAGAAGTATTCGGAGTTCAAACTTCTAATCAATGGGCAATAAGAGTTCCTAAAGTATTTTCAGATGTAAAGACTATAGGAGACCAATTCTTTCTTAAGGTCGACAATCAAAGCGGTTTAGTAGACTTAACAGGTACAGCATTTACATTTGATATACTTAATAAGCAACATACTATTGCTGATGTATGGGACGGATATATTGATTTCGTATTTGATAATTTTAGTACACTAAATCAGTTACCTTTTGAACCAGCAGTTGGTGATATAGTCAGAGATGCATCAAGTGGCGCAACAGCAGAAGTTGTATTCTATAAAAGACAGTTTAATGATGTAAGATTGTATGTTAAAAATACTACTGGAAATTGGAGTTTAGGTGATAATTGGGGACAAACATCTGATATTATTAGACAAGGAACTCCAGACAGAACAATGGGCGAAATTAAAAATGTTTCGCTAGGAACTTCAGAAGTTGGAAAAATATTTGTTATAACAGAAACAACTAACTTTGCTAATGTTGCTATTACACAGCTACTAGATAAAGAATATTGGATCTATAATGAAATTACACTACAAGGTATTGCTAGAGGTGCTAACATTCCGTCAAGTAATAATAATGACTGGTCACAAGTAAATAATTTAATTGCAAGCAATAGTACAAATGCTACCGGAAGTGGATTAACACAAGAAGGTATGATTTCAATATACTCAATTAGTGAAGTAAATCAGTTTGAACATAATAATTCTTATGTAATACCTGAAAGAGAGCACTATAAGAAATTTGGTGATGAAATACAAGTAACACAAACCGGTACAGGAGTTAATGCACTTTATAGAGTTGCAGTTGCTTCAAACGGAAATGATACTGAATCTAATCCAGGTAGTATACATTTTATTAAAAACGGACGTGAAAATACTGTTGGAAATACTTTTGTAAATTATGACTGGCAATTAGATATTAATCCATTATTTAGAGGCCAGTTTAGTGTAACTACATTCTATAAAGTAGACGAAATTGTATCATATAATAAAGAATTATATAGTGCAAATCAAAACATTGCTAGTGGGTCAGCATTTTCTACAACAAACTGGACTAAATTATCTAGTACTACTACGCATGTTGGGTATATACCAAGTACGCCAGAACAATTAGTTATAGGAGAAGGAATTTATACTCCAGAAGGCGGAATTAGAGACTTTGCTAAGAAGTTTGATCAAGATAAAACAGGACAAGTATTAATTACAAGCACTAAGATACAAGGTAATGATAGTACAGGAGCTAGAGCAGTTAATGTTTATCGTCAAGTTAACGGGCAGTTTACTATATCACAAACAATTGAGGGACCATACACTGATGTGAGTACAGATACTCTTACTGGGTTTGGCGATGCAATATCAATTAGTGCAGACGGTACGTTAATTGCTGTAGGTGAACCTTATAATAACTCAGTTGCAAGCTCACAAGGCAAAGTTTACATTTATAAACTAACAGCAGGAACATTTACTTTATCACAGACATTAACTAGTCATAATAATGAAGTTGCATAGCAGTTTGGTACTGCTCTAGGATTTGATGGAAATGTATTAGCTGTAACAGCATTACAAGGAGACATTGATTCTCCAACTATATTTGATGCAGAAAATACTTACTTTGATAACAAATTTACTAACTTTAAAACAGTAATGATGGATAGTGGAGTTATTTACACTTACGAAAGAATTAATGAAACATTAGTATATGCTGAAGAGTTTTTGTTTGATAATAGTGACTCAATAATGTTTGGTAAAAACATACTAGTAAATAACAATCACGTTTATGCAAGTATGCCTCATATGACAGACTTTAATACGTATCAAGGCATGGTAGTTGATTATAGAAAAATACTTGGAACTACTGCATGGGTTACACATAGAAATCCATTAGACCAAGTAGATTTGTCTAATATTAAAAGTGCATTCCTATATAACACAAAAACAAATACATTCATTGCTGATATTGATCTAATTGATCCAGTTCAAGGAAAAATTGCAGGAATAGCAGAGCAAGAATTAAGTTTTAAAACTTATTACGATCCTGCGTCTTATAATATTGGTGATACTAGTGTTGTTGTTGATACTTATGGTGGCTGGACTAATGATACAGTTGGCAAACTATGGTGGGATCTAAGTGCAGTTAAGTATTATAATTATTATCAAAACGATATAACTTATCAAACAAATTTTTGGTCAGAAGTATTTCCAGGAACAGACATTGCAATATGGGAATGGGTTGAATCTAATATATTACCAAGTGAATGGGATTCACTTGCAGATACTGAGGAAGGTATAGCACAAGGAATAAGTGGTTTATCAAAATATGGCGATAATGCTTATAGTCAACAACTAGTATGGGATACTATATCTAATTCAACATCAACAAAGTACTATTTTTGGGTATTAAATAAAAAAACTATTCCAGAAGTAGACTTTAGAAATTTAAGTGCAAGTGCTGTTCAGCAACTTATTAAAGACCCTGCAGGCGCAGGGTATAAGTTTGCCGCACTTATGAGTAAAGATAGATTCTCGTTATTTAATGTAGCACAGTTAATGGAAGATAAAGATATTGCATTAAACATTCGTTACTACACTACTAGTAATAAAAATCAAAATATACACAACGAATATCAAATGATTGCACAGGGCGTTGCTACTAGCAAGCCTAACAAAGATATTGAACGCAAATGGTTTGACAGTTTAATTGGATACGATAATAAGGATAGACTAGTACCAGATCCTGCATTAAGTGTTAAATTAAAATATGGAATACAAGATAGGCCAAGACAAGGTCTATTTGTAAATAAATCAGAAGCATTTAAACAAGTAATTGAAAGAACAAACGATGTTTTGAAACAACATATAATTGTTGACGAATTTGATATTAGTGATTTAGTTAAAAGTGATCCAGCACCAAGTGCTAGTACACAACTTTATGATTCGGTAATTGATACATTTGAGGACTTAGCATTTTTAGGAATAGGTAATAAAACAGTACCTACATTAACCCCAACAATTATTGACGGTACATTAACACAAGTATTAATTACAGGTACTGGTAGAGGATATATTGATTCTACATATACTAGTGGTGTTAGGAAAGGCCCTAAGATTACAGTTAATGGAATTGGAACAGGTGCTGAAGTAGAATGTACATTAAATGAACTTGGACAAATTGCTACAGTAACAATTATAAATGCAGGTAAGGGATATGATGAAACTACTACACTTACAGTTAGAAAATTCTCTGCATTAGTTAGTTCAGATTCTAATGTATCCGGCAAATGGAGTATATACGAATTAGTAGGAACTAAATGGGAAAGAAGTGTAAGCCAGCGTTATGATACAAATCTTTATTGGAATTATGTAGACTGGTATGCTCCGGGATATAATAATTTTGTTACACCTACAGATATAATTTCAGCAAGTTATTTATTAACTGGCTTAGATAATGATATTAATGATACTGTAAAAATTGAAAATGTTGGTTCAGGCGGATGGCTATTACTACAAAAAATAGCAAACGTAGATACTGAAGATTACACAGTAAATTATAAAACAATCGGCAAACAAAATGCAACTATTATGTTTACTGATACATTATATAATGTAGGAAAAAGTAAAGTAGGATTTGATAGTAATAATTACGATAGTGTATTTTTTGATGCACAACCTGTAACAGAATCAAGAATAATATTAGAAACATTACGAGATAAGATATTTGTTGATAATTTAGAAGCTGAATATAATAAATTATTTTTATCAAGCATTAGATATGCGTTTAGTGAACAGCCAAATATTGATTGGGCATTTAAAACTAGCTTTGTCAAAGCACAACATAACTTAGGCGAGTTAGCACAAAAAGTTACATTTAAAAATGATAATTTAGAAAGCTACCAAACATATATTAATGAAGTTAAGCCGTACAAAACAAAAGTTAGAGAGTTTGTAAGTTCATATGAAAAAATTGATCCAACTAACACAACAGTATCAGATTTTGATTTACCTCCTAAGTATAGTATAGCAACACAGAAAATAGAAGCTTCGACTGCAAAAGTAGACAGTGACGCAATTTATGGTCAACGTGATGTATCATCGTATCCAGATAAACATTGGTACGATAATTCAGGTTATGAAGTTTCAAGTATTGAAATTGGAGACCCGGGTAATTTATATAATCTACCTCCAGTAATTAAATTTGAAGGCGGTAGCGGATCAGGTGCAACAGCAAAAGCATATTTAAATAATGGAAAAATAAGTAAAATTGAAGTATTAACTTCAGGTAGTGGTTATTTAAGTGCTCCAACAATTATTGTTGATGGCGGATTAAGTGATAATGGTACTATTGCTAGAGCAAGTGCTATTCTTGGTAACGGAGTAGTTAGAGGTACTAAAGTTAAGTTTAAGTTTGATAGAGTTAGTGGAAGTTATTATATTACTACTCTTGCTACAAGCGAATCATTTACAGGAACAGGCACCCAATTTAATTATAAATTAAAATGGCCAATGGATAGGAAAAATACAAATACAACAGTAGTGGTTACAGGTATTGAATTATTAAGAAGCGAGTATACGTTTACTAATATTAAAGACGCCACCAAAGGATATGACAGAGAAATTGGTCAGATTACTTTTACTACTCCACCTAAATTAGGTGCGGCAATAACTGTTACATATAGCAAAGATGCAAATTTACTAGATGCACAGGATAGAATTAATTTACTTTATAATCCTACTACAGGAATGATAGGTAAAGATGTTTCGCAGTTAATGGAAGGTATTGACTACGGCGGCGTTGAAATTAAAAGTTTTAGTTTTGAAGGTAGTGCAGGTTGGGATACTGATCCGTTCTTTACAGAAACATTTGATACCTATGATAACACATACGAAGATCTAGTATTTCAACTAGACGGATCAACGACATCATTAACATGGACTACGCCATTAGAAACTGGTGTTGTATATAATGTCTATAAAAATAATATAAGAATAGACGATTTGTATTACAATGATTCTAGTGAAGCTACTAATCCAAATGCTAAGATGCTTAGTATTACAGGTGCAGGGCAAACTGAAATAAATTTACAAAACTTAGGCATAACAGCAAATAGTGATGACACATTTATTATTAGAAAAACTACTAGTGATGGTAGCTTTAAACCTGATGTAACATCTTACGATACATTACTTGATGGCGGAACTACATTATATGATACTGCTAGAGGTATATCGGCTTCTGAAATAGTAGTAGACGGTGACTTATTTGTAACTCCAACTACTAGTAAAGGTCCTGAAGAATTAGTTGCTGGACAGATATTAGATACAATGGATTTAAAAGTATTTCATCGTTCAGTTGATGGCGGTAGTACAATTTATAGTAATGTATATTGGACAGACGGTATTAAAGATACATTTAATCTAGCAGGACATCCTAATTCAGCAGATGCAATATTTGTAAGACTTGATAATGTTAAAGTTGCACCAAGTTTATATACAGTAAATTACGCAACTAATACTATTACATTTTCAACAGCACCTACAACACGTAAATTATTAAACATAATAGTTATGGGAGAAGCAGGACAAAAGATCTTAGATATTAATAAATTTACAGGAGACGGAAGTTCAGTAGAGTTTATTACTAATGTAGAATGGCAATCAAATATGACAAACTTTGTTAATATTAACGGAGTTGCACAATCAGTTACAATTTTCTCTGCAGGAGATAGTTACGGAGTTGATAAAGGATACGCAGGAATTAGATTTGATACAGCACCTGCACTAGACGCAGTAATAGATTATGGATTATTTTATGCAACAGGAACAAACTTCAGTCAAGTAGCATCACAAGAATTTACAGCAGATGGAAGTACAAAAACTTATACATTAGCTAACACACCAATAGGAAGCAATCCAGTTGCTAACCAAACAATAGTTAAAGTTAACGGAGTTATATTAAATTCAGGATATAGTGATAGGCATGTTGTGACAAATTTACTACAATACCAATTACAGAATTGGCAGTTAGGTCTTAATACTATACGTGGCGAGGATATTGAAGTTTATATAGATGGTATTAAGTTAGTAAGGAACATTGAATACAAATGGGATTCAGCTAGTAATATAGTTAACTTAACGCCTAACATAGCAACAGCTGGACAAATACTTGATGTATTCCTAGTAGCAGACGGAGAATATGCATTTGGATATGTAGGTATCGAAGCAGGACCTGATAGTTCAACTAAGTTTATTTCAACACCAGGGGTAATATATTTTGATAATGCTCCGGCAATTGACGCTACTGTAGAAATTACTACATTTAGTAATCATGACATACAAGATATTGAACGTATTAAATATAATGTTATTACTAGGACATCAGTATCAGAAGGAACAGTAGATTTCCAAGAATATACATTATTAACTAATGGATTTGTAAAATTACGCAAAGCTGTTAATAATTCAAAATATGTGTGGGTAGTCTTAAATGGTGTACAATTAACACCAGTAGTAGATTATTATGTTACAGAAGACAAAAATCATATTAAAATAACAAAACCAATTAATTCAAACGACACTATTGAGTTAATACACTTTACTGCTCCTCCAACGCTACAGAAGTTTGGGTTTAGACAGTTTAAAGATATGCTAAACCGGACTCACTATAAGCGTATGGATGATTCGAATAAGTATATGTTAGCAGAAGCACTTAATTGGTCTGATTTAAAAATACAATTATTAGATGCAAGTCAGTTGCCAACGCCTAATAAAACGTCAAAAATACCCGGAGTGGTGTTTATTGATGGAGAAAGAATTGAATATTTTGTGAAACAAAACAATACTTTGAGACAATTACGTAGAGGAACACTCGGAACAGGAGTTAAACCAACCTATTCTGCAGGAACTACAGTAATTGAACAAAGCATTGGACAAACTATTCCTTATGTAGACGAAACACTAACACAGGTACTTACAGCAGACGGTACTTCAACTGCTTATGAACTAGACTTTATACCAACAAGTATAAACGAGTTTGAAGTATTTGTTGCAGGTAAGCGTATGAGAAAGAATGCTATAGATATCTTTAATCCGGCTACTAATTTAGATAGTCCAGAAGGTGATGCATCAAGTGCGGCAGAGTTTAGTATAGACGGTACAACTAGTACATTAACACTTACTACTGCTCCATTAGAGAATCAAAAGATTATTATAGTACGTAAAAAAGGTAAACTCTGGACAGATCCTGGAACTAGCCTAACTAGACAAGAAAATGACATTGCAAGGTTCCTTAGGACCAAAGTAACCGAGCTAGTCAAATAAATACACATAGCAGTGAGAAACAAAATGACAGATAAATTAAATGACAAATCAGGAGTAGCAATAACAGGGCATATCAAGATATCCGATCCAAGTAGTGGTGAAGTATATGTTGATAAGCGTAATGCTATTCATTATGAGAATATGAGTATTGCACTTGCTGAAAGTTTAGCTAATGCTGGCAAAGGACCCATTTATGAAATGAGTTTTGGTAATGGCGGTACTAGCGTAGATCCAACAGGTATTATTACATACTTAACACCTAATAGTACAGGAACAAATGCTAGTTTGTATAATCAAACATTTACTAAAGTTGTAGATGATTTAAGTACAAACAATACTGATCCTGTTAGAAACAAATTAGAAACTAGACATGTAAGCGGAACTAATTATACTGATATTATTGTAACATGTTTACTAGATTACGGCGAACCAGCAGGCCAAGACGCATTTGATACTGCTACAGATGCAACTAGCACTTATGTATTCGACGAGCTAGGATTAAAAAGTTATGATCCGGCTACCACCGGTAAACTAATTACTCATGTAATTTTTCATCCAGTACAAAAATCTTTGAACAGACTTATACAAATAGATTATACTGTGCGTGTACAGAGTTTGTCGGGAGCGTAATAAATGGCATATACTATTAATTTTACAGATGTATCAAATAAAGGAAGCATTACTGTTGAGGATAATACCTTAAATGTACAGACTAGTTTAAGTTTTCCTGGAAGAAATACTACAGCATACGGTACTGCAATTAACGAAAACTTTTTACACTTATTAGAGAATTTTGCAAAAAATTCTGCGCCAAGTAATCCTGTTGAAGGACAAATTTGGTACGACAACACTCCTGGAAGCGAACAATTAAAAGTATATGATGCAACAAATTGGGTAGCATCAGGCGGACTAAAAAAAGCATTAACACAGCCTGAAGCATCAAGTAGTGTTGTTGGTGACCTATGGGTAGACACTGACAATCAACAATTATATTTGTTTACAGGCTCAGGCTGGGTATTAGTAGGACCTGAGTTTACAGGCGGACTTACAACTGGTGCACAACCAGTTGAGATAATAGGTCAAGATAATGTTGTTTATAGTGCAGTACAAGTTGAAGTAGCGGCAAAACCAGTTGCAATTATTTCAGCAGACAGTTTTACACCAAAAGCTACCATTAGCGGATTTACAACTATAAGTCCGGGTATTAACTTAACTACAACAAATCTTACGGGAGATGGTGCTCCTAAATTTGTAGGTCCATCTACTGTTGCAGAAAACTTATTAATTGGTACTACAAACGTTGCGGCAACAAACTTCTTAAGAGGTGATGCAGTAAGTACAACAAACTATCAAATTAAAATTAAAAATGATTCAGGATTATTATTAGGAACAGGAAACCAACTTGCTATTGAGGTTGAGGGAGAAGCAGGTATTATTACACATAATACTAGTGGAAGTAATATTGATATTAGAGTTAATAATAGCGGCACAACGCAAACAGCAATGCGTATTGACTCAACAACAAATATTGGCATAAGCAATACAGCACCAAGCGAAAAGTTAGATGTTACAGGTAATATTAAATTAAGTGGAAATATATACGTAGACGGAACAACTTCTAGTACAAACTTTGGTAACGGTGCATTAGTAGTTGCTGGCGGCGCAGGAATTGCAGGAAATTTAAATGTTGGCGGAAGTTTTGATATTGATGGTATTTTAACTACACAAAATATAGCACCAGACTCGCCAAACGTAAGAAATATTGGTAATTCAGCTAACAAATATCTAGGAATTTATGCAACTACATTTAATGGTAACCTATTAGGAAACGTAACTGGTACAGTTAGTGGTCGAGCAGGAAGTGCAGATAAATTAGCAAGTAGTACTAACTTTCAAATGACAGGCGAGGTAATAGCTAACCAATTAGTATTTGACGGCCAAACAGGTGGTAGTACCAAAGTATTTACAACTTCGGTATCTAATGCATTTATTAGTAATAAAACAAATACAGCAACTACAGTATCAGATGATGAATTCTTATTAAACAGAACTTCAGGAACAACAGGACTATATAGAGTTGGTAGAGATACGCTACTAGAAAGTGTACCAACTAACCCACCGGGCGTTATTATGCCATACACTGGAAGAACAGTTCCAGACCCAGTAAAGTATCCTGGATGGTTATTGTGTGACGGTAGCGAGATTGATCAAACAACATATCAAGAGCTGTTTACATTAATTGGTTTTGATTACAAACAAGCTAATTTAATAAGTGATGGCGGCGTTGCAAAATTTGCATTACCTGATTTAAGAGGTAGAAGCCCAATTGGTTTAGATAATATGGGCGGCACTGCCGCAGGTCGAGTAACTGGATTAAAAGGTTCTGAAATTGGTAACACAGGTGGTACCGAAGATGTTACTATTGGACTTAACAATTTACCTGAACACGAGCATGATCTAGTTGTTGAAGGAACACAGTTTTATGCAATACTAGATGCGGCAAAAGGGGCTGAAAGTCCTGCTTCTTCTATTACTTATGATGCTCCAACAGGAAGCGGCCAAGGGCAAGCTGTTTCAACAAGTGGTGGTGTATCAGGAACAACGGGCACAGCATTAGACACAATGAATCCGTTCATGTCCATTAATTATATTATCTATGCAGGGGCAGTAAACATATGAGCTATAAATTAAATAAAACAGACGGAACATTACTTGTAGATTTAATAGATGGATCAATTGATACAGCTAGTACATCACTTACACTAGTAGGAAGAAATTATTCAGGATTTGGAGAATACCTAAATGAAAACTATATTAAATTATTAGAAAGTTTTTCAAATTCAACAAGCCCATTAAATCCAGTAACTGGACAAGTTTGGTGGGATACCTCTGATGGTAGATTAAAAGTTTATAACGGTGCACAATTTAAAGCAGTTGGTGGACCTTTTGTACAATCTTCACAGCCGGCGATGGTTGCAGGTGATTTATGGATTAATAATAATAATGACCAATTATACTTCTTTGACGGATCTGATAATCCAGTATTAGCCGGTCCGTTGTATTCAACTACACAAGGTAAGTCAGGATTTGAAATAGTATCTAGGCTTGATGTACAAAGTAGGACAAGAACATGTGCTGACTTGTATATTGGCGGAACATTAATGGCTATTATGAGTAATATTACTTTTACACCTGGAACTGCTATTCCTGGATTTACTGGAGATGTTAAAAAAGGCATCAATGTACTTGATACAAATTCCGCAACAGGATTTACACTACAAGGTGTTGCAGACAAAGCGTTAAACTTAATTAAAGCAGACGGAACATCAGTTAGTGCAGATAGCTTTTTATCAGCAGTTGCAGACGGAACAACTACCGGAGCGTTACAAGTATTAAATTCAAATGGTTTGACAATTGGACCTAATGCCAACCAAATTATGAAAATAGTTGGCAATAGTTTTGTTACAGAAAATGCTAGAATTGATGATGACTATGTTATTAAAGTAACAAGTTCTGCGGCAGGATCACTAGCTATTGATGCAGTACATATTGATGCTTCAACAAAGCGTGTAGGTATTTTCCAAGATACTCCTTTGCATACATTAGATGTTACAGGAGACATGCGTGTTACTGGCAATTTAATAGTTGAAGGATCAAGTGCAAGCATTGATGTTTCTACATTAAGGGTTGAAGATAAACAAATTGAACTTGCTATTACAAATGACAGTACATTATTAAATGATGCTGGAGTTGACGATGCCGGAATGGTAATTAGAGTTACCGGAGATGATAAAAACTTTACTTGGAAAAATGCAACTAAAGCATGGACATCATCAGAACATATGGACCTTAGCACAGGTAAAACATATAAAATTGCTGGATCTACAGTATTATCAACAACTACACTAGCTAGTAGTGTAACATCTGCTACTGGATTAACTACGGTTGGTACATTAGGTAATTTACAAGTTGATAATACAAATATTAATGCGGCAACAATTACAACAACAGCTCTTGGATTAACGATTACTAGTGCTGATACTATTACTATTAGTAACAGTAAAAAAATTACTGGCGTAGGAGCACCTACAGCTGACGCAGACGTTACAAATAAATTATACGTAGATCAACAAATTGCCGGTTCGGCTATTGCGTTTAGTATGGACATCACTGGACTTAACGATTCACAGATTGCACTAGTTATTAATGATCTAGTTCCTGCATCTAGCGTTGCAAACGGAACAACAGCTAGAATACATGGCACAACTCTTGCTGGTGCAACAGTTACTGGTATTGATATTACAGCAGTAGCAACTAAATCGTTCATAGCAGTAGATGCTAACGGAACACAAAACCAATCAGTAGTACAAGATATTGGATTTACCAACGCAACTGGTTCAGTAGCTGTTAGTACTACAAGAAGCTTGAAGCAGTTTGTTACATCAAGCGGAAATTGGACATTTGATCAAAACCTAAGTAGTAGCGTGTAACGATAAATATATAAACATAACGAGGTACAATACATATGGCATACACAATTAATAGATACAGCGGCGCAACGTTAGCTACAGTGCAAGATGGTACAGTTGATGCAACTTCCGATTTGCGGTTTGTTGGTAAAAACTATGCTGGATATGGTGAAATACAAAATGAAAACTTTTTATTCTTACTAGAAAATTTTAGTGGAACATCACAACCGCCTAAAGCTGTTTCAGGGCAAGTATGGTATGATAGTTCAGTACAAAAATTAAAGTTTTATAACGGCACTAGATTTAAAAATACAGGCGGAGCAGAAGTTTCAGCAACACAGCCAACTAGTTTAACATCAGGTGACTTTTGGTGGGATAGCGGAAATAATCAATTATATGCATTTGACGGAACGTCATTTATACTTGTAGGACCACAAAGTACAGGTAGTGGTGTTACACAAATGCGAAGTAAAACAGTTAAAGACACAACATCAACAAATAGAAGTGTTATTGCCGCAACAATTAACGATGAAGTAGTTTACTTAATTAGTAGTATTGAATTTACTATTGATAGTACTGATGCATCAAATGCAATTACAGGATTTGATGTAGTCAAAAAAGGTCTTACTATGATTAACACTTTAGCGGCTACTAACGGTGTAACAACTACAGATCATGTTTATTGGGGAACTGCTTCAAATGCATTAAGATTAGGTGGAAACTTAGCAAGTGATTTCTTACTAAGTTCTTCAGGATCATTTACAGACATTGTCCGTTTTGCAGATGCAGGACTTACAGTAGGTGATAGTAATGATTTACTTATTAAGATTGAAAACGGTAATGACGGCGTAATTTCAAATCAGGTTGGTACTAACAGTATTATTAAAGTTAAAGCTAATAACTCAGCAGGTGCAGAAACACATTCTACAACTTTTACAGCATTAGGAATAACACCAGCAAGTTCAAATGCATTTGATATTGGTGCTTCAGGAAATGTATGGGCTAATGTTTATGCAACATCATTTCAGGGAAATGCTTCTAGTGCAAGCTCATTAAAATTAAGCGGAACAGTTTATGCACCAGATCAAAGTGCTACAGCAAATACTGCGGCACTTAGAGATGCCTCAGGAAATTTAACAGCAAACTTATTTCAAGGTATTGCAACCCAAGCACGTTATGCTGACTTAGCTGAAAACTATACCACAGATCAAGAACATCCAACAGGTACAATTATGTGTGTAGGCGGAGAAGCAGAAACTAAAGCGGCCGGCGCAAGTAACTATGCTATTGGAGTTATATCAGCTGAACCAGCATACTTAATGAATTCAGCACTTGATGGACAAGCAATAGCACTTAAAGGACGAGTTCCAGTAAGAATACAAGGACCAGTATCTAAAGGACAGCCAGTATATGCTTGGTCACATGGGGTAGGTTCAACTATTGCATCTACTGCATTTGTTGGAATAGCACTTGAATCAAGCGAAGATATAGATGAAAAATTAATTGAGTGTGTTTTAAAAGTATAAATACATTATATACGTATATTAAGGAAAAGTAAATGGCAGTAGGCGACATAATTACAGCGGCAAGGTACAATAATGCTCAAGCAAGAGTTGCGGCAATTATGGGCACTGGGTCAACAACTGAAGGTTATGGACAAACATTAAATAGTTCGCAGGTCAGTACAGCATTAACAGTTACAGCACAACATGTAAATGATTTGTATACGGATCTCGTAGCTGGCAGAATACATCAAACAGGCGGAACTCCTAACAGTGTATCACAAATTGTAATAGGTGATACTATTGGAGACGGAGCAAGTGACGGCGATGTAACAAAAGGATTTGCTGATTTTGAAGCATTAATAACTACTTTTGAAGCAGACCCAACAAGATTTAGCTTAGCCGCCGGACAGTCAACTAGCGGTACAGGAATTACTAGTAGTAGAACTGCACAATGGAACACAGATATTTCTCATATTGTAAGAGTTGATTTTGCAAGTGCTGATGCACGTAGACATTTTTTTAATAGTGGCGGATCAATTAAATTTGAAGCATCTTTATCAGGTCAAAGTGGTGCAAAGTCAAATGATTGGGCAAACATGTTATCTAATATGGGTACTATTTCAATGAATTATACTGCAACTAGCACAACTGGTACAGGAACAACGTCAAGTATAGGTAATTTTGATCTAACAGGATCAAATCAAACATTGTTTAGGAAACCTGGAAGCGGTGTATATAGTGCAAATGACTATTATGTATATGCAAAAGCAAATTCAGGCACACAAATCGAGTTTACATTATTATTTCAAGAAGAAGCCGCAGGTAATCCAAACTTTGACGAGCAAGTTAATGGTACATTAACTAGTACAGTTAAGTTTACTCGTGCAAGTGGAGTATATGTATCAGTAGCCGCACCTAGTTTTGTAACAGTATCTTCACTTTAACCATTGACAATCCTTAAGATTTAGTATATACTATATAGTATAGATATCTTTAGGAGTACACATGGACGAACGACTAGCCAAAGCGTTAGATGTTAGCAAAGCGTTAGAAACACATCAAAATCAAAAGAATATATTGCATAAGCAGTACAAAGATAACCTAATTTATTACTTTGATGGTCATAAAATTAGTGTAGATCTATCATTGATTAACTATTGTTCTAATAAAACATCGCCAGTCGTAGTTATTGATGATAATAAAACACCAATGCTTATTAATGATGTAGAGGATTTTACTAAAAAAATAACAGCAATGTATGATACTGCTTCACGTAAGTATCTTATGGAATTTAAAAAAATTAAATCAAAAAGATCGGTAGAGGAACTAATTGATCTATGACGCAAGGTATACTGTTATTTGCATATAATTCTAAAAATATGGATTATACAAAGCAAGCTATATATTGTGCAAAACTTATTAAAAAATATCTTAATAAAGATGTTGCACTAGTAACTGATAACGAAGAATATATTCAGCGTCAGTATCCTTTTTATGAAAAGTATATTGATCATGTCATTACTACTGGTCACGAAGACAACGTACAAGAAAGAATATACAATGATGGGCTATATCACAGTGATAGACAGCGTTGGTATAACACAAACAGAAGCTCTTGCTACGACTTAACACCATTTGACGAAACTATTGTAATAGATACTGATGTATTATTGTTTAATGACGAATTGAACAGATGTTTTAATTCAAACGAAGATTTTTTAATATCAAAAGATTATAACTTTGTTGATATGAAACGTGACTACTCAGAATTTAACAAAGTTTCAGATACAACATGTGATATGTTTTGGGCTACAGCATTTTATTTTAAAAAAACAGCATTTACAAATGTGTTCTTTGACCTTATTGAGCATATAAAAGAAAATTGGCACTTTTATAGATTAGTTTATGAAATTCCAGAAGTTAAATTTAGAAATGATTATGCATTTAGTATTGCAATACATATGTTACGTGGAATGAAAGACTCTACATGGCCATTACGTGTTCCAGCAAGCATTTGGATTACTGTAGATACAGATATTTTACATTCAATAGATAAAACAAAATTAACATTGCTCCTACATAAAGAATATGATTATCAAGCCGGAACAATTAGTGACGCTAATGTGCATGTAATGAATAAATTTTCATTAGAAAGATGTATTGATAAGGTATTTGCAAATGAGTAACGGTGTTTGTTTACTAGCACAAAATAATGATCAAACTAATTATGTTAGACAAGCATATGCACTTGCATTAAGTATTGTTGCAAAGTCTCCTAAACAAAAAGTAAGTCTTATTACTAATGATACTGTAGACGAAAGTTATAAAAAAGTTTTTGATCAAATTATTCCTATTCCTTGGGACGATAGTGCTAGTAAAAGTAATTGGAAAATTGAAAATCGTTGGAAAGTATATCATGCTACGCCTTATAGAAATACAATAGTATTTGATGTTGATATGATAGTACTTGAAGATTTAGATATTTACTGGAATCAAATCCAAAAGAATAATGTTGATCATGATATATTGTTTACTACACAGGTAGTTAATTATAGAAATGAAGTTATTACAAATAGATACTATAGAAAAACTTTTGATGCAAACGAGTTGCCTAATTTATATTCAGGTATGTATTATTTTAAAAAGTGTGAATCAACTAAGCAATTCTTTGGATTATTAAAAACTGTTATGTGGAATTGGGGAGATTTTTACAAAATTAGTTTAAGTAAAATACCACAAGAGTGGTGTAGCTTTGATGTGTGTACTGCTATAACTGCAAAGCTATTAGATAGATCATATACTATTGGCGACAATAATAGCATACTTGAATTTACACATATGAAACCAAGATTACAAAATGTTGATATTGGTAGCAAATGGACAGACAGTTTATTTGTAGATTTTAATACAGATCTTAATTTAATAGTTGGCGGAATTAAACAATCAGGAATATTTCATTACGTTGAAGATGAATTTTTAACAGATAAGATATTACACACACTAGAGGAAGCAGTATGAACTATTATGCATATTACAATGAAACTTGTGAAGTAACACAGGTTACTAATGAGCTTGATGATACTACTAGTGATATGTGTATCTTAATTGATGAAGAAATGTTTATTGCATTTGTTGAAGAAAAAATTAATTACATAAATTACAAAGTAATAAGTGGTAAACTAACACTTAAAGCAGAAATTGAATTAGAAAAATATACAGACTCGAGAATACCAATTGAATTAACTGATAAGCTAATAGAAAATTGTCTAATGATAACACAGGATAAAAAGAATAAACATTGGTATGCACAATGTTATCTTAGTAATGATGTTATAGAAAATTTCTTACTAATGCCAAAAGAACAAATTGAAAAAAAGATATTTACATTTTATGTAATATCTAAAGATAACAGATTTGTATTATTAGATACAATTAAAATTCCAGCAAAATTTGTTCTTACAAAAAATGAAGGATGGCTTACTGAAGCAGAAAGAATTGAAACAGGAGAGTTAGTCGAAGTAGCAACATCGCCGGCATATACTATTCCTGATATTGATAAAAAGATAGTAACACAAGATGTTAGGTTATTAGTTAGAAGAGATTTTTTAACTTATCATCACAAAGTAGGAGAACTTGTATGAAGATTATAGATTACGATATAATTTATTTAAGTTATGACGAGCCAAATGCAGAAAAAAATTATGCAGACTTATTAAGTAAAGTGCCCTGGGCAAAACGTGTACATGGAGTTGAAGGATCAGACGCGGCACACAAAGCCTGTGCAAATCTAAGTGAAACAAGTCGATTTATTACTGTAGACGGTGATAATATTATTAAACCAGAATTTTTAAACCAAGTTTTAAACTTTGATGAACATGCAGATTTAGAACACAGTGTAATTAGTTGGTGTGGCCGTAATGTTATTAATGGACTTATGTACGGCAACGGTGGATTAAAATGTTGGCCTAAACAATACGTGTTAGATATGAAAACACATGAAAATGCCGACCCTAATAATCCTAATGCTCAAGTAGATTTTTGTTGGGACTTAAAATACATACAGCAAAACAGTTGGTATAGTGATGTATATAATAACGAAACTCCGCATCAAGCATGGAGAGCTGGATTTAGAGAAGGTGTAAAGATGGCGCTTGATCAAGGAGTAAAGCCAACTAAAGAAGCATTCTTAGAAGGTCATTGGAAAAATTTACATAGGTTATGGGTGTGGTTAATGATAGGATCAGACATAGAAAACGGCAAATGGGCAATCTATGGTGCTCGCGAAGGCTTGTACAAAACAATGTGTACTGATTGGGACTTTGTAAATGTAAGAGACTTTGAATACCTTAATAGTATGTGGGAAGAAGTTGAACCAAAGGTATCAATGGATGGACTACAGGAATCTATTGAGGAATACGGTAGTAAACTTATTAATGAACTAGAAGTTCCTATTGCAAGGGTTCCTTTAGACGCAGAACAAAGTAAGTTTTTTAAAACAGTTTATCAAAATCCAAGTAGAAATGCAAAACAACAGTTTGTGATTGATCCTGAATGAGCAACGAAGCACGTATAGAAGAATTAAAACTAAAACGAGAGTTAATAAACTCTGTTAGTTGTAGCTTCTGTACGGCTAAATGGTTACAGACTACATTATATTTACAAAATGGCTACAATCATAGTTGTCATCATCCTTCTCCACATAAAATTCCGTTAGAAGAAATAGAAGCAGATCCTGCGGCATTGCACAACAGTAAATTTAAAAAAGAACAACGTGCTATGATGTTAAAAGGTGAACGTCCAGCCGAATGTGATTATTGTTGGAAGATTGAAGATTTAGATAAAGAATATTTCTCAGATAGGCATTATAAAACAGCTGACTACTGGGCTTGGGATAAATTTGAAGATATTGCAAAAAGTAATCCACAAGACAATGTATATCCGAGTTACTTAGAAGTTAGCTTTAGTAATGCATGTAATTTTGCATGTGCATATTGCTCACCTGAGATTAGTAGTAAGTGGATGGAAGATATAAAACAAAACGGTGAGTATCCAGACGGTGCCCACAACTTAGATTATTTAAAGCAAAATGGTAAATTTCCTTATGCACACAACGAAGATAATCCTTATGTAACAGCATTTTGGAAATGGTTTCCTAATGCATTGCCTCACTTAAAAGTATTACGTATCACAGGCGGCGAACCAACTATGTCAAAAGATACTTGGAAGTTACTTGATTATATAAATGAAAATCCGCAACCACAATTAGAAATTGCAGTTAACACAAATTTAAATGTTCCTGCAAAGCTAATAGACAAACTAATATACTACTGTAATGAGCTTACTTTTAACAACAAATTAAAAAAATTAGACATATACACAAGTGCAGAATCAACCGGTGATCAAAATGATTATGTACGAGACGGTATGAATTATAAAAGTTGGTATGCTAATGTAAACCGTATGCTGTATGAAACAAATAGTACAGTAGCAATAATGACAACAGTTAATATGTTAAGTTTGCCAAAGTTTTCTAATTTTATACAAGAAGTAATGGAACTTAGAACAAATTACAATTTAAATTTTGAACACAATAGAATACCTTTAAGTATAAACTATTTAAGATGGCCTCATCATTTACAAACTATACTGTTAGATAAAGAACAGCGTACACAATATGCTGACGAAATTGAAACAACCTGCAAGAATTGGTTAAAATATTATAGCAAAGAAAAATATGCTAGAATTTATTTAGAAGAGTTTGATCAAATAAAAAGATTATGTAACTATCTTAGAAATACTGAGCCAGCTATAGAGTATCGTGAACGTTTTTGCAGATATATAGTAGAGTACGATAAACGTCGAGGAAAAAACTTTAAAAATACTTTTCCCGAGTACGCAACATTATTAAAGGATTGGTATGCCGGCTAGAGACGACGAAAGTTTATTACAATATCGACAACGTGTAATAGACCCTAAAAGTGTAAGTTTTTGCGGAGCAAAATGGTTTAACGCTACTACTTGGCTAGGTAGTGGCACAACTGCTAGTTGTCACCATCCACCAGCACATCAGATTCCATTAGAAGAAGTAGAAGAAAACTACACAGCAATTCATAATACTAATCATAAGAAAGAGATGCGTAGACAAATGCAAACAGGCGAACGCCCTGCAGAGTGTGAGTATTGCTGGAAGATGGAAGATATGAAAAAAAATGCTGTAAGTGATCGTACTTTTAAAACTATCATTTATACAGACGAAGAACTACAAGCCGCATATGATGCAGACTGGAATGAAAATGCTAATCTTAAAACATTTGAAATTGCATTTGATAGAGTTTGTAATTTAGCATGTAGTTATTGTAATGCTAGTTTTAGCACTACTTGGGCAAAGGATATTAATAAACACGGCCCTTATGAAAATTTAGTTAGTGACGGTGCTGGTGCATTCAAACATAACGGTGACTGGGCCGCTCCATATGATGATGATGCAGATAATCCTTACATACAAGCATTTTGGAAATGGTGGGATAATGGTCTTGCAGATAGCTTAGACGAATTACGTATTACTGGCGGTGAGCCGTTAATGAGTGGAAACACTTGGAAACTATTTGATTGGTATGCTAAACAAAAGTCAGATATGCGATTTGCGATCAATAGTAATTTAATTGCAAAAGATAAAATTATAGACAAGTTAATAGAAAAAGCACAAGGAATAAAAAAGTTTCATATCTATACTAGTTGTGAAGCAGTTGGCGACCAGGCCGAATATATCCGTGATGGATTAGATTACGATATGTGGTTAAACAATGTAACACGTATTTTAGATGAAACTGAAGTAGAATTACATTGTATGATGACTATTAATAGTTTATGCTTGTTTAGTATTACAGAATTTCTTGATGAGATTTATAAATTAAAAGAACGCACAGGAACAAAAACACCAACAGTAAGTTTAAATTTGCTACGTTTTCCAAGTTTCCAAAGTCCACTAGCATTACCAGTACATCTTAAAGACTATTGTTATAATAAACTAAATGATTGGTACAATGCAAACAAGCATAAAAAGTTATGGCATGAACACGAAAAGGCGAGTATTGAACGACTAATTGATTACTTAGTAACTGTAGATGCTCCACATAGGCGTACAAGTAATCCTGTAACACTATGGCGTGACTTTAAAACATTTTATGCACAGTACGATTTACGTCGACATAGAAGTTTAGATGTATTTCCTAAAATTCTTACTGATTGGGTTGATAGTATTCCTAATACAGATTCAAGTATTATGGAACTTGCAGAAAAAGAAGGTTGGATATTAAACCCTAATAATAAGAATATTGATAAGGAACTAGCAACGTATGACTGATAAAATTTGTCTAGCACCTTGGACACACTTACATACATGGCCTAACAATGATGTTTATCCTTGTTGTTTAGCACCAATGGAAAATCCGGTAGGAAATCTTAAAAATCAAACATTAGAACAAGTTTGGAATTCTCAAGAAATGAAAGACATGAGACTAAGCATGTTAAAAGGCAACTTACCTTTAAAAACATGTAGTAAGTGTATTGAACTCGAAAGCCACGGACAAGATAGTCTTAGACATTTTTTTTCAACTAGGTTTCGAAAACATGCACATAGGCCCGCAGAAACAAATCCAGACGGTTCGTTAGATGATTTGTCTATTGTTTATTGGGATTTTAGATTTTCAAATATATGTAATATGCGTTGTAGATCTTGCGGACCTCAATTAAGCACTGGATGGTACGAAGATACAAAAAAATTATGGGGACACTTACCAGATGATGT